TTAAGAGTATCTACTTTAATATATCTAATTTTATTAAAGTCATAAATAGTATTCTTAATTATTTTATTCACTTTAACTTTTACAGTATTTTTATCTTTATATATTTGTGGAGTACTCTTTTCGTAAATATATTTAGTATTAGTAGAAGCTGTAGATATATACCATAAACTTGTAGCTAATAATGCTAATAATGACTTATTAATAACATTAAGAAAATCATCAAAATTATTCATGTTTTTAAATAAAAGTAGTTCATCTTCATATTGTTTACTATCACCAAATTCAATAGTCATCTTTGATATTAATGTATTTAATATATCATAGCTTTCTAAATATAGTTTATTAGTATCTAAAAATTTAAAATATATAGTTACATTACTTATATTATCTAAAAATTCAATAAACTTATTCTCAACATATCTGTATGTAGTTTTCATAGATTTAGCTATAATACTAATAGTTTCTTTAGTTTCTTTACTAGATAAACTTATATTATTATTTAATCCACTAATTACTAAATACCCTTCATTAAATGAATGAGGTATAGATTTTTCAAACCTTATATCTTCATTCCACCAGTCAATAAACATTTGTAATTTATTACCTGGTAACTTTATAGTTGGTAGTGTTTTATCTATTTTTAAAATCTTCCTACTTTTATTTTCAAGCATAGTTCTATCACCTCTTATTATATAATTATAACATACTATATGTAAAAAGTAAACAGAATAATAAAAGAGATAGAACTTAATCTATCTCCTTTATATAAAATATTATTGATTAACCTCAGTAATCAATCCATTACAGAAGAATTCAGATGCTACAAGTTTCTTTCCATAGCTAGTAGCATATCCTTGTGACCCATAAAAATTATCACCTAATATAAATTGAGTAGCTGTTATAGGCATATAAGGACAATATACATATCCAGTGTCTAATGTAACATCCCCTCTATATACTAGAGTAAATTTATTTGCTGGGAAATAAGGATTTTTAACAATCATAAATCTATTAGCTAATGTTCCCATTATATGAGGTCCAGCAGTATTTAAGCTAGAAGCAGCTTTAAATTTATCCATAGTTTCAACTATGTTAGCAGCTAATTCACCAACAATAACGATGTTAGGTGTAACTCTTCTAGTTTTTTGGTATACTTTGTTAGCTCCTTCTACTAATACTTGATAGAAGCTCTCATAGTGGTCATGTTTATTGATTCCGAATGGAACTGGTTTATTGAAGCTTACACTCATAGTAGTTCCAGAATTTCCTAAATCATTTAAAATTTCACCATCTATTTCAGCTCTAATTTCATCAGTAGCTGTAGCTTGTAATATAGTTTGTAAATCAATATTTTGTGTAGCACTTAAATCATAAGCAGCATCCATACTGAATCCTGTTTTTAATTTACGTGGTCTAGCTGTAATAGTAACATCAGCTATAATTGTTTTAACAGCTGGAGCATTAACTGGAGCTGTAAATAGATCTTGTTTATAAGATACTTCGTTCTCTTCAGCTAATGTAGATGTAGTAGTTACTATTCCAGTAGCATAATCTATAGTTCCTCCATCAGATAAAGTTCCATCACCATTATCAGTAACAACTTCTCCACCTTCTTTAGTGAAAGTTAAAGATCCAGGAACTACTGGTAACCAAGCTAGAGTGAATTTACCTTCACTAACAACAACTTGCTCTCCTTCAATATTTTCAGAAGTGTAATTGAAAGCATTAGGAATTTTATCAGCATCAGGTCCAACTTGTACGTAATCACTGATTCTATCTCCTTGAGCTATTTGTCCTCTATTGCTATCATATACATGTTTCATGTAATAAGCTACACCAGCTTTTTGTTTAAGTGGCTGAACACTAACAACTTCTTCAGCAACAAGTGTAGGCATAACAGCAGCAACTAAATTTAAATATTCGTTTTTCTTTGCTATATCAACAACTTGTGTTCCTGATTCTGTCATTATTTTAGGAGAATTAGCATCAAAATTTTTTGATACGTTCTCTAACATAATAGCTAATGACATTTGTCTTTCATTATCTAATCCACCACCAAATGCTGCTGATTCTTTTAAAGCTTTATTAACAGCACTAATCATACGATTGTGTTTTTTAACTAAAGCTTGTCCTTCTTGTAGGTACATTTTATCTACTACCATTTGTTTTCCTCCTTTATATAATTTGTAATAAAATTAAAATCTAAAAGAATAAAAATACTCTCTTCTAATTGTATATATAAAGAAATTGTAATTTTTGTATTATTTTTAGCACTTTATTATTTAATGTAATATAAATTATCATTAAAATGATAAAAGTCTTAGATTTTTAATCTAAGACTTTCTAATTATAGAATATTTAGTTCATCACTTTCTTTAATTAATCTATTTATTATATTAGTAGATATAGTTTTTTGTACTCCTTCAATAATATATGAATAACTAGTATCTTTAGATGAAGTTTCATTTAATTTTTTGTCTATATTCCTATAATTATTCATTATATTAGCTATTTCACTTTCAGTAAGTAACTTTTCTGGTTTTACTTCTTCAGATTCTATTATAGTAGGTCTAGCTGCAGCTACACTAGGTCTAGGAACTAAATCAAAAGTAAAAAAGTTGTATGAGTCAGCATCTACAGTACCATCTGAATTTACTTCTCCAGCACCTCTACTAGATACACCTATTTTACTACCATAGTCTATAAGATTATTAATAATTTCTCCAGCTGGAGTAGGTAATAAATCTAGTACTCCTATTACACTATCACCTTCAATGTATAGGTCATGTATACAATGACTCACATTATTTAAATCTATTTCTACCCTATCATCGAATGGGTGGTTCGATTCCCCAAATAAACATTTACTTTCCATCATCTCTTTAACATATTCTGAATTTATTACATTCTCCCACAATTCTCTAGGATAAACTCTACCATTGCGGTTAGACTTAAAATCTGCAACTACTCCTTTAATTCTTTTTAAAATACCATTTGGTTTATCTTCTTTTACTTCTTCAAATAATGAAGTAGTCATATTTTCATTTAATATTTGTTTCATACTAATACCTCCTTATTAAACTTCAAATCCTAAATCAATATCATCTTCTACATTATTTACTACAGTATCTTTTATATCTATAGATTTACCATTAACATCAGAAGCTTCTATAGAAATAGTTCCATTTACTGATTCGGTTACTTTAAATATATAATTTTTTGCTTTAGTCCAAGTAGTTTGTTTATCTATTTTAGGTGATATTCCTTCAGTTTTAATATTACAATTTTCTGAATCAACATATATTAAATCTATACTTAAGGCTTTTCTAACAGACCCAGTTGGTACTAATATAGTAATAAACATACGAGAGTCAGCCATATTATTTTTAGTCATTACTTTCAAATATTTATCAAACTTATCTTTAGATTCTTTAACTGATAGCTCTTGATCTTGTTTATATGATTCACCATCATTCTTGCTATCATTTGGTTCATCAGGTATTATATTTTTCTTTAAAAAATCTTCTTTATCTTTATATCTAGTTTTCCAATCACCTTTTTTATTAGCTTTTTCTTTTTCAGCTTTTTCGATAGCTTCTTGGTTTTCTTCTGGAGTTTTATATCCTAATTCATTTAAAGCATGAACTATTTGTAAGATACTATCATCTAATTCTTTAAGATTTATAATTCCTGCTGAATTTGCACCAGAATTATAATGAACATTACAAAATAGAGAATCATTATCTTCTATCTTAGAGCTATTACTTAAAAAATCTATTATAACTCTATCATTATTATAAGTATTACCAGAATAAGATACTTGAGTCATAGTAGAATTTATAGGTGTAGTACTCATGCTAATACCATAGTTACTTAATAAAGGTAATATATTATCCTGTATAGTTTTAAAATAAGGTTGTATAGTTCTAGTTTGGCTCTTTCTATTTAATATAGGCAATTTAATTCAACTCCTTTCTATAGCTCTACGAATCCTAAATCTTTAAAATATTTTCTAATATAGTCTATATCTATCTGTAACTCGTTAGCTAAACCTTGCATACCATCTACTCCAAATTCATCAGAGATAAAGTCATCTAAGGTCATATTAGGATCTGTTTTAGCTGTTCTTTCTATTTCATCTTTTAAACTACCCTTTATATCTTCGTCATCTAAAAATTTATTTTTTCCTGCTAATGATGCAAAATAATCATTCATATAACTATCATAGTTTTCCCAATTTATTCTATTCTTTTTGTTTTTAGCATCTCCCATTAATCTACCTTTACTGAAAGTACCATGAGTTTCTCCATTTCTATAAGATCTCCAATTTATAGTATCTTTAGCCATCTGTTCATACAAATTACCAGAATGAACTAAATCTACTACACTAAGAAGGTGTTTACACAAAGCTCCTCTTAGTTCAGTATTATTTACTTCTGGGTATCTATTTTCAGGTTCTAATCCATAATCTCTATTCCAAGCCATATACTTTAGACCCCAATATAAAAATGATGGACAATTATGACTTATAACATTACTTACAATATAAGATTCATCATCTTCTACTGCTAAACAGTAAACATCTTCATTAGGTATTTCTTTTATTCCTTTTATTTTTGCAGACATTTATAATACCTCCTTTATAAAACGACCTTTAGCATCCCTTTTTCTATTTCTAGCTGAAATAGACATTTTAGCTTTTGTCTCTTCTGATTTAAGTTGTCTACTCCAAGGCTTTGGTCTATTTTTCCAATAATTAGACATTTTAGTTTTAGTTTCTTCTGAAAGATGTTTGCCTCGATTAGGAGAACCCATCTTATATCTCTGTTCTTCTGTAAAAACCACATCTTTTAAAGCTTCCTTAGTTTTCTGACTAATAACAAGTTTAGATTTTTTACTTCTACCCCTCGTCCAACCACAATTAGTATACTCATCCAATTCATATGACCAAATAAGTTTTTCTTCATCATAATTTCTACTGATATAAATTCTACCTTTCATCTTTTTTGATTGATATTTTCTATTAGTTTCAGCAATGTATTCACTAGGTAAATCCCAATGTTCTCCACCACTAGATTGATTATAATAATCTTTAGACTTCACTGCATTGTAATAATCTATCCAATATATTTCTTGACTATCTAATTCTTCTTTAGAATCACATTCTTCTATAAGTCTTACTTTAAAATTTTCTTTTCCATACTTATTTAAAGCTCTTTTTAAATAAGTTCCAGAACCTAAATATTTTTCTTTTAAAAATATTTTACTAGTCTTTTGTCCTATATACTTCTTTCCATTTATTAAATTAGTTGTTTCATAAATATATCCAAACATTTATACATCTCCTAGCTCTAATAATTCCATATCAGTAGTTAAATCTTTAGCATATACCCAAGTATTGTTTTTACCATCATTTACTAAAAACTGATGATTTTTAGTACATTTAATTTTTCTATCACCTAAATCTATTTCTAGTAAATCGTTATCAGCTGGTCTTTTAGACTTACCTCTTACAGTTTTAACATTACCTAAGTGAGTTACAACTCTATCTCCTTCTTCAATATCCTTTATATATTTACATGTTCCATCCTCCATTAATATGTTTGAATCTCCAGTTAAACAATCACACATAATTCTTATATCATTATTTTCTATTAAATCTTTAATAAAATCAGCTGTAATATCTTCATCCATTATCTTAGATTCAAAGTCTACTATTTCTAAGGTCTGATACCAATAATTTCCAGGACTTGTTTGACTAGTAGTTCTAAAATTAAAAATACCGAATTTACTAATACCTATATAATCTGTATTAACATAGTTAGACCTACCAGCTAACTTTGGAGTTTGATTTCGAGTTTTAGACTGTAATTCTTTTATTTTAGCTTCATTTAATATCAAAATAACACCTTCTTTCTATTAAATATATCATTACTTATAAGTACTAGGATTAAAATATAAGCGTTTTATAGTTAAGTAATTAAATTATATTACCCAACTATAAAAATCTTTATAATATTAACCTAGCTCTCTAGTTTCAGTATTATCTGTAATATCTGAAGTATCTAAATCACTAGTTGGTTCTTCTGTAGGTTCTTCTACTGGTTCTTTAGGTTCGTTATCCAATTCTGGACCAGATACTATTCCAGAAGGAGGTGTAGCAGATGGCGAACTATCGAAGTCACTACTTAAATCATGAGGATTTCCTTCTGTAGGGCCTTGTACTGGCATAGAAGATTCATCCTCTAATATTTTATCTAATAAAGTAGACCCAAAATATTCTTTTATTAATTGTTGTCTAGTCTTTTCATAACCTTCTGAATTAGAAGCTATATCTACACCTAATCCTTTAAGAGTTTCTAAAACATTCTTTAGGGTATCCATTTGTGTTTGTTTTAAATTAGCTCTACTTATATCTTCAGCAGAATTAACAGAAGTAAAAGTAATCTTAAAATCTGGGAGCTCTTCTAAAGCTTTTTCAGTTCTAGTTAGTTTTAAATATACTAAACATAAATCTTTTAACCCTTCAGATAGTATAGACTGTATTCTAGTAATAGTTCTAGAATATCTAATATCCATTCTAGTAAGTGAGGTATCTCCTATACCTCCAGGTAAAGATTCTGTAAATCCTAAAAATGGAGCTGGTATTCTAAGACCTGCAAATAACTTATCTTTAAAATAATCTAAATCTATAGCGTCAGTTAAATTAACATCACCACCTACAGTTTTTACATCTATAACACCGGTACCATTTCTAGTAGGTATAAATATAGAGTCACCTAATGGAACCTGTGATAATGAAGAATTATAAATTTTACTTCTAACATCTACAGTTTCATCCATCTTTATTTTATTTTTAAGTCTATTAAGTAAATTCATGGTTTCAGTATTACCTTTATTACCTACTTCTACAGAAAAGATTCTATATAAAACTGAGCGAGTCATTCTAGTAAGTAATAAAATATCTTCTAAAGCGGATAATACTTGCCAAGCAACCATAGAATTTTCTAAAAAGCTTTCTCCTCGCTCTAAAGAAAAATATCTTTTTTTATTTAGCTCTTCTTTTAATTCACCTACTTCAAAAGTTACCTTATGTTTTCCAGTATTATTAGAAAAATTAACAATTCTATCAGGCTTAATAAATTTATTAGGATTATCTCTATCCATATAAGCTATTAATTTCTGTTTAGATGATAAAGTGTAAATATTAGTTCCATGTCCTATTATTTGAGTATACCATCTACCCTTCATCATTGATTTCATATTAACTAATTGGTCCTCATTTAAAGCTGATTCTTTTAATACTTTTTGTTTCTTTTCTATAGACTCTCTAAGTTTTAATAATTGTTTATTATCAGTACTAATTACATCTTCTCCACACTGTTCCCAATCTATATTATATTCAGATTCAGTTAGTACTCTATTAGTTTTATCGTCTATAGAATATTGATGATTAAGTTTACCTGTTCCAGAAATAGTAGTATCACCATATAACTTAGTTACTTTATTAGAAACTGACTGCATTAAGTCTATATTAGATTCTTTTAATTCTAATTTTTCATCTGCTAAGGTATCAGCAAAATCCAATTTTACAGGGCAATTTCCGTATATTAAAATTCTTTTAAGGATAGGAACTAATTCCTTTTCCATTCTTAAATCTGTTTTTAAAAATCTGTTCAATTCTAAAGCTAAACCCTTAGATAAGGTTGATTCTATATTATCATCTGGAGTATCTACTTCAACATTAAATATTTCTTTAGTTTGTGGATCTTTCTGTAAAGAATCTTCCGTCCACATATCAATAGCAGAAGATATAATAGAATCTTGAGTCATTCTATCTATTAATATATCATTATTAATATAATTACTATCTATTTTATTAATACCTTGAATAAAGGTATACATAGATAATCCGTCGGATGTTTCCCACTCATTAAGTGGCTCTTTATCTGGATTAGATATTGGAGTTTTAGTTTTTTTATTAAAAATAGCCAATGTATATTCTCCTTTCTAATGTAAAATTCTTCCTCTAGTTATTTTTACACCTAATTTATTTTCTATATAATTTGCTTTTTTAATTAAATCAAATATCTCTTTTGACTTAATTTCATTATTTGTTTTATTATAATTTTGTATTTTAGTATATAATTTATCCAATAAACTTCGTAATTCATCATTAGATTTAGAATCTACTTGAGATTTCCATAATTCTAATTGACTTTTAGTATTATCAGATTCATTAAAATGTCCATAATTATAATAGTTTTCTAAATCTTTTACTAATTCATTCTTAGTCCAATTTGATTTCTTAAAATCTTTAAATCTGTCTTTAAAATTATTAGAATAAATAATATCCTTAGCTGATTCTATCTTATTATCTTTAGATAAAAATTTTTTAACTTCTTCCAGAGTTAAATAGTTATTCCAGTCAATGGAAGCTTTTTCTGATAAAATAGACTCATTAATATTATCCAATATAGCTTTTGAAACTCTCATAATTCATCTCCTCTAATTAATATATAATTTTATAGTACTTATTAAGTATTAAGAACAATATCAAGGTCTTTTTGTATTACCTCAGATAAGTATATATCTGACTTTACCGCATTAAATAAACTACCTACTACAGAATCTGCAATATCTTTAATGTCTCCCTTTATGCCATCCTAAACTTAAATAAGTATTAAGAACTTCTGATAAAACTCTTTTATGTTCATTATCTTTAGTAATCCAAACTGAATTTCTAGAATAATAACCAATTCTATCTTTGGCTTCTTTTGTATGATGTTTATTATAAAATGAATTTTTATTTCCAATTTGATTATTTGACATTAATTCTTTAGTAGATTCTTTGTGTTTTTTACCTTTCATACCAACATTATGCTCAGACATTAATTTCAACGTTTCACTAGAAAAACAATTTTTTAAACCCTTATTCCAAACAGTATTTCCATTACTATATCTTTTCTTTTGACCTATAGACATATTAAATCTAGATTTCGCAGAATGTACTCTATTTTTATTAGCTCTAGATATTTTATTTTTAGTCTCTTCAGACATAATTAATTTAGAACTAGCAATTGAATGTCTAAGTCTTACTTGCTCTTTACATTTATCAGATAATCCAGAAAAAGTATCTCCACCTTCTCCACCAGTGGCTATATTATAATAATTAGTATCTTTTACTGCATTAAATTTGCTAATATAATATTTTTCTTTAAATTCTAAATCTTCTTTACTATCACATTTCTCTAATAGTTTAACTGAAAAATTTTCTTCACCTTCTTTTATAATAGCTTGTTTTAATATTTTACCGCTACCTAAATACTTATTACCTAAAAATATATTTGATTGTCTTTTACCAATATATTTCTTTCCATTTATTAAGTTAGTTGTTTCATAAATATACCCAAACATAAATCCTCCTATATTTGCATAAATATACTTAAATCATTTTTAATTAACTCATTTTGCCAAACTTTACTAGATACAGCATTATACAAGCTACCTGCAACTGAGTCTGATACATCTTTTCTTCCAGTAGAAATATGATCTACCTTTCGCTTCTCTCTAAAATGAACTAAATTAAATAGATTAAATTCAAATTCTTTGCTATATGGAAATCTAATTTGTTTATTATAAATATAATCTACTAATAAAAGGTAAGCTTCATCTGTTCTATCAACAGACTGATAACCTACTGGAAAACCAGCTTTATCTAATTCCTGTATTGATTCCTGTGATTGAAAAGTATCATATGTAATTTTACCCCAATTAATTCCTTTATTTTGTGATAACCAAGGAATTAAACTTCTTACCTTAGATATATCTACTTTTGCTGGTGGTCTTGGTGGAACTATATCTATTATAAAATCAAACTTTACGTGTAGAGTTATAGTTTCATCTTTATTTATATCTATATTATCTATAAAACAAGAAGATAAACCATAATGATCTGATGCTATACCTTGATCTAGGTGCATAAACCTTAATTTTTCTGGTTGTTCAGGTTTCCAATTAGGGTTTATATAGTCTTGAGGTTTAGTATCTAACTTTGTAGATATAATAAACGTATCTTTTAGAAATGCTTTTTCTTCAGGTTCATAAATAGCTTGATTAAATAATTCTTTATTATTAAATAATTTTCCCTCACCGGCTACAGTCATACCTGCAATATCTTGAATAGACTGTAATAAATTCTGTCTAAAATCAGATAAAAAGTCTATCGGTATGTCTACAATTTGAGTTCTGAGCTCTATTGGGATATATCCTATAGCTTCATTTACTGACATATCTTCTAGTCTAGATAAGCCATAAGAATCTAATATATTATTAACATCTATATATGTATCTAATATACAAGGGTCTATCTCACCAGACCCACAAAATACATAAAACCTTTCTTTACTATAATTTTGTGGTTTAACATCCCAACTCCTAGCATTTACTACATAAGTGTGTGGATCGTTCTCAGTTTCTTTTAACCTCTGATTAGTAAAAGAGCTATCAAAAGTAGTAGATGATACTAGTATAGATATAGAATTATTCTCACCATTAACCAAGAAACGTGATTTTCCGTCTGTTTCTTGCTGCTGTATAAATATCTTTAGCTTTATCTTGTACTTGCATAGCTGTCTCAGTTATTTTTTCTGTTTTACTAAAAAAATTTGCTTCGTCTAATATGCTCTCTATTTCATTTTATGAATATTACCCTTTATCCAACCATCTAATAAATAATTATCTAAATCACCTAAATTAATACGTTTTACTTTATTTTGTTTTATATTTGAAACATATACAGTTTTAGTTCCATACATAGGATTATTTTTTCCTTTAGCTAAACCTCTTTCTTTTCTAGTTTTACTTAATTTTTTCCTTGATTCTAAACCTTTAGTCTGTTTCCACTCTTCTGAATTTTTTGTTTTCATCATATTATCTCTAGCTTTTCTAACATACTCAGAATTTTCGGCATTAAGTCCTTTTATAGGAGATTGTTTACCTAAAGTTCCAAAGTTATATCCCATTCTTTTCTTTAAATCTTCAGAAGCGTTTTCCCAAAATTTTAATTTAGCATCTCGTAAATGTTTTATATGTTCTTCTGATTTAGATTTACCTTTTAAAGATTTAGATATTTTTTGTTTAGTTTCAAAACTTCTCTTTTGACCTGTTTGAGTTTTTGCTGACTTTTCAACTTTAGCTTTCCATTTATCTGAATTTTCTCTAAACATTTTATTTACTCCAGACCAACCTTCATTTTCTCCACCGTAAGAATTATTATAATAATTCTTACTTTTTACAGCATCAAAATATTCTATCCAATAAACTTCTCTTAGATCTAAGTCTTTTTGATTAGTTTCTATTTCTTCTAAAATTACAATTTTAAAATTCTCTTTTCCATATTTATTTAGAGCTCTTTTTAATCCTATTCCAGAACCATAATAATTTTTATCAAAATTACAAGATTTATGTTTTCCTATATATTTCTTTCCATTTATTAAATTAGTTGTTTCATAAATATAACCTATCATCTAAAATACCCCCCTAATAAGGATATATACTTTAAAAGTATTAAATATTCATCTAATGAAATTTATGTTCAATAAAGTTCGTTAATCTTTATCAGTTCTCTTATGAACTTCTTTATATTTCTATAAAGGACAGACTATATCATCACCTATTACTAAGGGTACACCACTTCTTCTCACTTGAGTTTTACTCTTCTTAACGAAGATAGTCGTTGAACTTTCTCTTTCGAGCTTAGCTGCTGATTATCAATTTTAATAGTACTTAGGATTTAACCATATACCATCTAACTAATTTTTTCTACTTTCGTAACATTCACACTTATATCATTTAAGATATTATGTTGTAGTTTAGTTAGCTTTACGAGTTTCCAGCAATTCAATGTATCAAATTAATATACCGCTCACGCGATACCTAGGCTTATATTAGATTTAACCTATCAAATTAGATTCGATGGTATGTTGAGTTCCAGAGGCAAAGCGGACCATTATATTAGCTTGTGGCCAAACTATTTCACTATCCTTTTTATTATTTCTAGGAAAGTGTTCTAAAAAATAAGGGCAATTATCTATCATCTCTTTAAGTTGACCAAACCCTGTTAATAGTGCTTGTCCTAAATTAAGATTAAAATAAGCTAACATTATCTTTGAACTAGCCATCAAATTAAATAGAGCTGGTATATTACTATAACAAGATAACTCATATATCCTTCTTAATAATATAATATTTGCAATAGTTGTCTTACCTGTTCCTAACCCTCCAGTTAATATAACTTCATTAATCTTAACTTTACTATTAAATATATTTATTATATGTTGTTTCCAATAAGGGTATATAGATAAAGCATCTGGACCTACGTAGTATTCTGAATTTATCCATTCCTCTATAGGTACTATATCTCTTATTCTAGCTGCTTTCTTTTCAGAATCTTTCATATCTATAATAGTGTTTACTAAATCATTCAATGAATCTTGCTTTAAATTTTCCTGCATATTATTACCTCCCATACACGTTATCTATATAAATATATAAAAAATAATCTATTTTGATACAAAAAAATAAAGCAGATAATATTATCTACTTTTAAAAAAGTTAATTAGTATGTTTTACTATTTACTAAAGATGTTTTTCTATTATGCTATTTAGTATATGTATAAAACAACTCTAAATTATTAATCTTATGTTTTTTCGTTTTATTACTATGTTATTTAGTATACATATAAAACAATTAATACAAAATATATGTACAGATTGTTTTATTACTATGTTATTTAGTATACATATAAAACTCTTAATTTAATAATAGAACCATATCCTGAGTTTTATTACTATGTTATTTAGTATACATATAAAACCTCAAATAACATAACTTTACACCTAAGCTCTATACGAGTAGCGATGTACTTAAAAGGGATAAACTACCTCAAATGGAGGAGTATATTGGATTTGAACCAACGATCATAGATTTGCAATCTATTGTCTTACCAACTTGACTAATACTCCATAAAAATGGACTTAGATAGGATTTGAACCTACAACTACTGGTCCGTTTTACTATTATGTTATTTTATATACATATAAAACGATACTTCCAGTAACAGTTACTATTACGTTTTATTACTATGTTATTTAGTATACGTATAAAACCTCAAATAACATAATTTTACACCTAAACTTCATTAAGAAGTAGCGATGTACTTAAAAGGTATAAACTACCTCAAATAATATTAACGTCTGTCTATTCCAGACTGTCAATTAAGATTCTCCTCTATATTTATATAGAGTTAGTATTTCTGTGTATTTCTTCGTCTCTGCTTAATTTTCAGCTCCATGAAAGTTGCCGTATACACTTGACTCTTGGATTTATATAACTTTACCAAGAATTGAACTCAATTAAGAGCGCTAAACCAAAAACTTGTCGAAATATTATAATATATCTATAATGTTTATTTATTATAAAGCAAATTAAAAAATAATAAATAAACATCAATTTGAGGGAATAAAAGAATATTTATTCTATGTAATATTATAATACTTCGTGGCGACTCGTAACAGATTTGAACTGTTGACCTCATGCGTGACAGGCATGTATTCTAACCGACTAAACTAACGAGCCAAATAAAGTACTGTCAAATATATTTTACTATTATATTATTTAATATATAAGATCTTCAGTACTCTTTTATAGAAAAGATTTTACGCTGTACTGAAATATAGAAACTTGAAACTTTTCAAAGCATAATCTTTTTTGTACTATAAGGAATAGATTAAAACCTTAGATACCCTTTTTACTTTAGTACAAAGTGGTTGTATCAAACCAGCCTATCTAGCATAGACGGGCTAATACTTTGTTTAAGATTTAAAAAGTAATTAAAAGTACTTAGTCTATTATACTATATATAGTATAATAGCTAGTGGTTTCAGAACCTAGACTCGAACTAAGAATATTGGAATCAAAATCCAATGTGATACCATTTCACTATTCTGAAATATATGTAATTAGAATATAATCGACGATGTTTTACTATTATGTTATTTAGTATACATATAAAACCTCAAATAACATAACTTTACATCTAGACTCTATACGAGTAGCGATGTACTTTAAAGGTATAAACAACCTCAAGTGAAGCTACTTATCTGGATCGAACAGATGACCTATTGATTACTAATCAATTGCTCTACCATCTGAGCTAAAGTAGCATTTAAGTGGGATTTTAATTTATGTTTTCAGCGGAGGGAATCCCACCTTTCTACTCACGCATATTCAGAAAGTTGTCTGAATTATATAATTAATATATTAACTATATTATATTTATACAACAAAATTCCTAAAAAGTAAACAGAATTTTAAAGTTTTATATTATTTTAACCCTCTATATTATTATTATATGCTTCTAGAATCATATCTTGAATGTAATTTCTAGTATTTGAGTTAATTGGATGAGCTATGTCACTAAAAGTTCCATCTTCGTTTCTTTTACTAGGCATAGCTATAAAAAATCCATTTTGGCTCTCTATAATTTTAATTCCATGAATTACGAAATTATTATCTATAGCTATAGAAGCTATCCCTTTCATTTTAGTATTGTTATCAACCTTTCTAATTTTTACATTTGTAATTTTCATTTTGTTTCCTCCTTTAAATTTTTATTTTCAAGTAGATAATCTATTCTTTCTACAATAGATTTTAGCTGTGATATTCTTTTATTATACTGTTTAGATAATAATTTATATGCTTCTTCAGATTCATTTTTAGATTTAATATATTCATATATTTTTATTTTTTCTATTAATTTATATATTCTTTTTCTAGGTGGGAATATTATTTTGTTATCTGAAAATATATCTATTAATTTCAGAGTATCATTTATACCAATAACATTAAATAAAACCTGAAATAAATATGAATTTTCATCAGACAATAATTTAATTAATAAATCTACTTCATTATCTTTTAAATCTTTAAATACAATAAGTGAACCTACATCAAAATCTACCTTATTAAAATCTTCTTTCATAAGTTTTTTTCTCCTAATCAAAATAATTCCATAGTATTTCTCCAACTATTGCATCAACCACTGACTTAGGTTCATTTAATATATTACTTTTATTATAGTCACTAATATATAAACCAAGCTCATTACACCTAAATAAAGCAGTATCAATATAGTCTCCAAACATAGTATATTTATTACAAATAGTTTTAATATCATCTAAAGTAATAATCTTTAAATTAGCTTCATTTTCATTAGTATAGAATAGCTTATTATTCCAGTAATCATCTAAAGTGATAGAATCTCTATCTTTCCAAGAAGAGCTATAAATAAAATCTAAATCTGTGTGGGATTCTTTTTTATGATGATACATATAATTAGTCATGGCATTTCGTACCCCAGTATATATAAAGGTTCTTAGATTCTTAGTAGGGTCATAATTACCTAAGGACAATAATTCATATGCTTTCAAATAACCCTCCTGTTTTAAATCCTGTTCTAAATCTTTATTATTAATATAACCAAAGTGTATTCTAAAAACTACAGTTACTATATTATCTATCATAGATTCTACAGAATTACTATTATCCATGTAATCACCTCTACTTATTTCTAATACTAAAAATATCTTTAGCTAATATAAACATTGCGGATTGTATTCTATTATCGGAAGTAAACATACTATATATAATTTCACTATTTAATACATCTATTAGAGTAAATAACTTATTCTTAAAATAAGTTACAATGATTTTTAAATATGTGTTATCTAAATTATTTAATAATATACCGGATTTTATAATAGATAAAACTACCTTTTCATAATCTAATTTTAATACACTTATTGGAAAATGTAATAAATTTTCAATTATTTTTTCAACTAAATTAAAATCACCTCTTAAAGAAGCTATAATTAACTTGTAGTATAAATCAATAGATGATTTATTATATTCTTTAAATTTATCTTCTCCTAATAATATGTACTGATCCAGCATCATGTGAGCATCTCTAACGTGTCCATTACATCTATCTAATATTAGATTAATAATATCATCTGATAGCTCCATTTGTCTGTTCTCACTAATTACCTTTATATTATTTCTTAACTCATTATCAGATACTAAATCAAATTTAAGTTTTAAACTTCTACTTCTAATTGTAGGTAGTATCTTATCTATATGTGTAGTACATAATAAAAAGAACACTCCATCTAAAGAATCCTCTAATATTTTTAATAAAGCAGATTGAGCTTGTGGTGTCATTAACTGAGCTTCATCTAATACTATTACTTTATAACCTAGTTCTCTATTAAAATAAAAAGAATCTTTTAAATCTTTAATATCAGTAACATTACCTATCATAGCGGAATCAAACTCATTATAAAATATACTAGTTTCTATATTTGACCTACAAAACTCACATTTACCACAAGAATCTCCATCTTTAGTTTTATTTTTGCAATTCAATGCTTTAGCAAAAATCCTAGCACAAGTGGTTTTACCTGTACCATACTCGCCTTCAAATATAAGAGTCTTAGGAGATTCTTGAGGATTTTTAATTATTGATTTTAATAAGCTCTTAGATAGTTCTTGACCAGCTACTTCTGAAAAAGTCTGTGGTCTATAAATTTGAGTAATCATAATACTGCCTCCATATAATATATTATGCTATTCTCCTATTTTATCTGATAATTCTTTTATTTCTTTTTTAAGTTCATCTATTTTTTCGGATAAATCTTTTAAACTAGATTCTTCGGCTTTACTAATATATTTTCTTATTTCTAATCTATAAAATCCTTTAATACAGCTTTCTATATTAGTATAATACCCTAAATCAAGATAAGTAATCTTACCAAAATTAGCACTATTTTCATCTTGAATAGTATTCTTTTGTTTTAATATATAACAGTTTGATGTGGCATCTATTAAAATATTATCCTTTATTTTTATCATCTCTATTCTCCTCCTTTTCTAATTCATAATAATAACAACCAATACAACCGCATTTTTCCTCATTACACTCAGTAGTATCAATTCCAAATTTTTCACAATACATAAAATTATTCCTCCTTAAATAAAATATTCAATTTGAGTTTTATAATCTTCTATGATTTCATTATATAATCGGTGATTAGTAATATCTAAATCAACTAGGTCACCTGCATCTTTTAATTTAGAATTATGTTTTAACTCATAAATTTTATTTCCTTTTAAATCAAATTTAGTCTTTCTCTGTCCATTAATACCAGCTTCGTCATTATCTAACATTAATATAAATTTATTAGTGATTTAGATAAATGGCTAGTCATTATACCTAAAGTATTAGGATAAATAAGAGCCATCATATCTCTATCCAAATGACCTTCAACTAACAATATAGGATCACCAAATCTAAAATCCTCTGATAATCTTCCTAATCCATAAAAAGTAGATTTAGTAGTTCCTAATTTTATAAATTCCTTAATATGGTCTGTACTTCTAAAAGTTATTGATATTACCCTATCTTCTATGATATTTGCAATCATTACAGCTTCATTATGAAAATTCATGAATTGAGCAACATACTGAGGTATTTCAAGATTTTTACCTCTAATAAACAATTCGCCAGAGGTTATAAACCTATAATTATCAAATTTATGTTTATATGCTAAATGTTTATATGGAAAATTATCATCTTTATTAATTAGTCTACCTAATTCAAAAATCCTCTTTAAGTTACTATAATTCATATAAATCACCAACCACTATTCATTTTATGTTATTTAGTATACATATAAAACCAAAAAATTTAATTTTCTTTTATCTAGTGCGTTTTATTACTATGTTATTTAGTATACATATAAAACCTCAAATAACATAACTTTACACCTAAGCTCTATACGAGTAGCGATGTACTTAAAAGGGATAAACTACCTCATTTATAGAGGTATATTAAATACTTCTATAAATAATATTATGCTATAATAAACAAGTTAGTATAGATTTTATCTTATTATTACTAATTATCATCCCTGATTCTGAAACTGATAATTCTATTTCATTACTTCCTTCAAATGGAATCAAGGCTTTTCTTAATACCTCAGATTTAATAGATAAAAAATAAGTTAAATTTTTGTTATTAATATATTTAACATCTAAATTAAAACTAGATGAGCCATTATTAGACTTTATTTCTATAGTTAATTTATCATCTAATGATAAATTAAGGTCTCCACTATTACCTGGTAAAGTATTAGCTAAATTAATTATTCTATATAACTTATTATAATCCAAAGAAAACTTAGTTTCATTAATTCTGTCTTGTAATTCCTGAGTTAGTGAAAAAATATTAGATACACTCGATAACACTGATATATATTCTATATTATCTAATTTTATAAATAATCTAGAAACACTAGAGTCAAAATTAAATAACTGAATTTTATTATCTTTATAATATTTATATAGTTTCTTTATTATATCTAAATCTCTGACTGAAAGAGATAATCTAGGAGTAGTTATATCACTTTCAATGTAATAATAAGTAGAATTAAAATAACATTTATCTCCCAAAAAATTTAATTTTCTTTTATCTAGCACAGGTTCATTTTCTATTAATGTATATACTTTATTAATTAATTCTCCCACGTTAGATAAAGACAATTCAGCTATTTTATCAGTAGGGTTTCCTGGAAAATTCAAGACGTCTAGTCTAGGTTTTCTATAATCCAATAATAAATCTCCATCTAATAATCTAACATAGATATTATTGTCTTTAATATAAAACATTACCTTATTCGCCATAAGTTTTACTATTTTTTGTAGTACGCTAAAAGATACTGATAGTGGCTCATTAATCATTTCGTTAGTATCACCTATCAACTCGGTCCTATATCTAAATTGAGATAATTCATTAGTAGTGTACAATAAAACACTTTTATCATGCAATACTGGAACCAAAGAGATCGAACTATATTCTATCTCGTTAGATTTAGATAGAATCATTTTATTACAAATATTCATCACTCTAACTAAATCTGATTTTTTTAAAATTAAATATTTATATTTAATATTTAAATCTATTTCACCTGTGCTATCTTCTATAAATTCTTCTAATTCTAGAATAGTACTATTTAAATTCATTATATCCACCTCAAATATTAAAATAGAGTTGTATTATTACAACTCTTATTTATTTTAATGTGTCTTTAAAAGTTTTCCCCGCTTTAAATACTGGAACAATTTTAGCTGGCACATCTATAATATCACCAGTCTGTGGGTTTCTACATTTTCTACTATTTCTGTGATTTGCAGAAAATGTTCCAAAACCTGCTATAGATACTTTTTCATCATTTTTTACAGATTCTACTATAATATCTATAGTTGCACCTATAGTTTTATAAGCATCTACTTTAGTAATATTAGCTCTTTCAGATACAGCTTCTATTAATTCATTTTTATTCATAAGTTCACCTCCTACTATAACATATGGTCTCCATCAAACCATTCAATATTTTCATAATCTTTATCTACATACCCATTTTGTAAAGCTTCAGTATATTTAAATGGAAGATTATTATAAATTTCTTCAATATGTGATTTTTTAGAAACCTTAGCTTTTTCCAATATTTCAGATTCAAAATCATCCCATATAATTAATTTATTATACTCATCATATATATTTAATAATTCTTTATTTTTTAGATAAAACTCTTTCAAAGAATTAAAAGAGCAATAATACTTATTATTCATAAATATAGTATTACTACCACTAAATGTAGAACATAAATAAATCTCAGGAGTCTCAAACGGATATTCTAGTTTTACCATTATTTTATCTTCATTAAAATTAATATTAAATAAATCTTTATATAAAGATGTCATACTATTACTCTTATTAATCATAAATTGTACTGAATTTATATAACTAGTTTTAGTTTGATTTAATACATTTTCGGTAGTCTTATTTAATACATTTAAATATTCATATCCTTTTGGTCTTAAATAATATTTTGTACTCATAATTATCCATCCAATCTATTATTATTTTTTTGTCTAGTTTCAATAATATCAATTAAATCATCTATTTGTATATTTGATACTTGATAATTATTCATATCATCTAATAAAATATATATTTTATATAAAAATACAAGTCCTATTATAATAGATATGACACTTATAAATAATAAAATAAAAATCATAGTATACCTCCTTATTTATACGTTACTTTAGCTGATATGCCACCTTCTGGTTTTTCTATAAATTTACCAAGCTTTATACAAACTGCAAAAGATGATTTAAGTTTGAAATCATCTTTATTTAATTTAATTAATTGTTCACTAGATATTTCTTCTTTTAAAATTTCTTCTGGAACTTCGTCTAATCTATCTAAAGTAGTAGTAAAAATACAAATACTTTTACTAGCATTATTATAGATTCTAATATAGTCTGTTCTATATAAATCAAATTTAATTCCACAAAATGTAAAATACATATTCTTTTTTAAAAAATCAACTCTATCTTGAACAATCATATTTAGCTCTCCAAATTTCTATAAATTCCAAAAGATTCACAGTATCTAGTAATAAGTTTTATTACATCATCATAAGAATCTCCTAATACTTCTTTAGCTTTATTCTTATCGCTTTCTAAAAAATCAAACAGATTATCACTACTTGAAAATTCTAAATTAGATAATATTTTCTCTAAATTTAAATCTTCTGATTTTTGTATTATTACTTTTTCGTTAAAAGCTTCAGTTCCTGGTATAATTGGAACTTCAATATAACTCCATTGTAATATATCAGTATCAAAAACAGCCACTTGTACTTTTCTATAAATATTGCAAGTCTTAGAAGTAGCTCTAGTTAAAGAGCCAGGTCTTACTATAGTATAAGTAGGTTTTATTACTTGTTCATATGGTACATGGTCATGCCCTAGTACATAAGCATTATACTTAAGTTCAATACACTTAGAATCAGTTAAATTTCCATTCCCAATTCCACCAAATCTTTCATTTTCATAGAAACTATGAGCCACACATATACTATATTTATAAGGTTCAGAGATAGGAATAAAATCATTGGCATAATCTATACCTCTAATATAAACATTATCAATTATTAGCTCAGATAAATGATTTATTATTCCTGTAATAAATGCCTTATATAAATAAGAACCTTTAAATTCGCCTTGGTTTTGATATATTTGGTCATGATTTCCGTATGATAGAATATATATCAATATTATTGGATTTAAACTCAAGTAATTTTTTCCAAATATCTCCTTCAAAAGAATTAGTAATTCCTGTATTATTATTATACATATCTCCTGTAAAAATAACATTAGATATTTTATTTTCAATACAAATATCTATTAGACTTGATAATTTATTCATTAGAACTAATCTATATGATTCATCATCACCTTTTCTACTAATAGGTCTTTTACCGAGTTAAATGTGGGTCTCCAACAAACATTATTTTAGACATTATTAAATCTCCTTTATTAATTCAATATTATCAAATTCTAATTTATCTTCTGGAATATTCTCACTCATTACTACTACTCTAGATTTACCATAATTAGTATCTATAGTAATAACTTGACCTTCTTTTAAATCTTTTCTAGTTTTATATTCATACACCTTACCATAAAACTTAGGATTTTCAGGTGTTGAATCATACTTACTTTCAAACATTATTCCTACATAATGTAAATTATCTTTTTCATTATCCATTATAATATACTCCTTTCATACTTAGATAGTTGTTTCTTTAAATTTTTAATAATTATATCTTTTTCATTAAGTTGTTTAGAAAGTATTAATTTATCTTTAATTAATGATGATATAACTTCAGGTGCTGAAACCTTGTTCATAAATATCAACCTCCTATTATTTATTATGCTAGTTCACTACAATATTTTAGAAATTGAAACAAATCATAGTCTTGACATACTTTTATATAAGAACCTCTTTTTGATTTTTCCAATACTTCAAAATCTATTATATTAAGTTTCATTAATTTATAGTTAGATATATACTTATCCCAATTATCACAAAGTTGTTTTATCCATTTTATATGAGAAATTTTTTCTGGAACATAACCAGCAATTACTCCGTTATTATCACATAAATAATCTATTATAGATAATATTAAATCTTTTGGAAATCTCTTTATGGGAGCTTCTATATTATCAGAAGGGTCTCCTTTAAAAGCTCTATATAATGGTAATTTTTTTGGAGCTACTGGAAATTTACTAGTATAATAATCTGAGTTCTCATCTATCTCTTCATTTTCAGTTAAAGTTACCTTATGTAATATTTTTATATGTGTATCTAAAGCTTGTAATAAATCTTTATCAGTAGAAAATATATAGCTATTTATATTTAACATACTACATAATTTAGCTCCTGTAAACATTAAATCATCTGCTTCATATCCTTCAGATCTTAAAGAATGAGTATGTTCTAAATTAGATATTAAATCTCTAATTATAGGATAATCTTTCCAGAACTCAGTATTATTTTCTTTAAGATTTCTATTAGATTTATAATTTTCATTCAATTGTTTTCTCCAAGTACAACTAGAATCTTCACATAAAAATACTTCATAATTTAATTTATCTAATGTTCTAAGTATCTGACATAAACCAAATAAATGACCATTATATACTCCAGACCTTGATTTAAATTTATCAGGTCCAAAAGTATAAAAATATCTATATAAAATATTATTTAAATCTACAAATACTGGGGTTCTATTGGTTCCTTTTATTATAGATTCAAATTCCTTATTCATTAACCTCACCTATATCTATACTAGAAACTTCACTATAATATCCATTTAATACTTCTTTTAATATATACTGTCTAGTATCTTCATTCATAGGGTTAGCAACAAATCTATTTTGATAATCCGTTGGAAATATTAAATATTCTCCCTTTGAACCAGTCATTAATTTTATATCATGAACTACTAAATTGTAATCTAATGTTATAGCTACATTAGCTAAATAATTTTCTTTATTATTAGTTTTCTCAGTATTATACTCTACTTTTGTTATATTCATAACAACATCCTCCTTATAATATAATATATTATATAATTTATTAATTAAATTGTAAAATAGCTTTATTTTCAGTTCTAATATACTTAGTTATTGTTTCAATAGATGTTTTGTTTCTTCTAAGATATTATATAATTTTAAACTTATATCACCTTTAGTAAGATCATCGTTCTTAACTACATAATTATATAATTCTTGTACTTCATACAACATCCAAGCTAATGAATCTCTATTGACTACTAAATCAATATCTCTTTCTTCAAATTCACTATCAAATTCAAAAATAACTTTACTCATAATATTCCTCCTACTTTAATTTTAAATCCATTTTGTAATTCAAATAATCTACTATAGTATCTAAGTTAGGCTCTATCTGATACCATACGTCTATTTTGTCTAATTCATCTATAGTTTTACTAAATAATCCACCGATTATTACTTCAAACTCACATTTACACCAATACCTATACATAAATTCTAATTTTAATTGACTTTTTAAAGATTCCTTAGTAGTTATTTTCTTTTTCTTTATAATCTTAGCTAAATCTTCTGCAAAACTTCCACTCATTATATCATAATATTCTATTTTATTATTAGAAAAATCATGAATTATAACATTCCATTTCAAATTTGCATTTTTAATTCTCATTTTAATAACCTCCAATCAAATCTTGTTCAGTCCAATCTGATACTTTATATTCTATGTAATTTTTACTATTTAATCTTATTATTACACTTTCTATTCCAGCATTTATAATCATTATTTTACATAAACTACATGGAGATGGATTATCTATATAAGATTCTTTCTCATTAGAAATATCTATGCCTGTAAGATATAAAGTACCTCCTATCATATCTCTTCTACTTGCAGAGATAATAGCATTTTGTTCAGCATGACAGGATAAACAATTAGAATAGTCTGTACCTCTATAAGAGTTTTTTCTTAAACATTTTCCAGTATCTAAACATGATTTAATACCTCTAGGGCTGCCATTATATCCTGTACTTATTATTTCTTTATTATTAACTATAACAGCTCCATAAGCTCTCTTTAGACAAGTGCTTTTTCTAGCTACAGATTCTGCGATTTCTAAGTAGTAATTATGTATATCTATTCTATTCTTATTAGGCTTTTCTTCTAATTCATTAACAGAAGTCATAGGAACATACTCTCCATTTTCTTTTATTAATATATTTCTAGGGTCTCCTCCAATTCTAGTATAGTATTTAGTTTGGTCTATATAACATGCTCCGCATTCACAGAAAATAAAAGTTCCTTTTTCATCTCCCTGTATACCAGTATTACACAAAGTGCATATTAGCTCAGTTCCCATCGTCTACCTCCTTATAATATATAATAGTTTTTCTTAATTTTTTAGCATATTCTATCTGATATTTCATTGGGTCTGAAATAATCATATCATTGAGTACATAAACTGTATTAGACATTTTAATTTTCTCTTCTAATATATTTTCAGGCTCTATATCCAAAAATGTAGGTAATAAACAAATATATTTTTCAGATAGCTCTGTATATATACTTATTATTTCATCTTGTCCTGTATAGTTCATATCAGCACAGATATATAATGTTTTATACTTTCTATCTTTTACATGATAATTTATATCCTTTATACCACATTTAAGTAGCTCTTCTTCATATTCCTTGGGTAGATATTCTCCAAGTCTGAACATATCTATAGTAGAGAATAAATCTTCCATAAATTCAGGAATCTTCTTTTTACTTAAATGTGAGGTTTCACTAAATCTAGCTGTATAGGCAATAGCTGTACAAAAATTATCTATTGAATCTTTAAGTTCGTCTTTAAATGCTTTATCATATTCCTTTCTTAATTGGTCATCATAACTAATTGCCCAGTCTAATAATTTCTGTTTATTTTTATCTTTAGCTGCTTTTTCTAATCTTCTAATTTCTTCTCTACTAAAAATATTATTCTCCATATTATACTCCTAATTCCAATTATCCTCTCTCATATTTACTCTTCTAATTATACTAGATACTTTTTCTTTATAACTATTTATAATTGTTACATCTACAAGTTCTTCTTTAATACAATATTTTAAATATTCATCTATAATAATAGCTAAATCTTTAAATTCTTTTTCTTTCCATCCTTTAGTGGTCATAGCTGGAGTTCCTATTCTTATTCCAGAAGATTTTAAAGGTGGTAATGAATCATTTGGTATTTGATTTTTATTAACTGTAATATTAATTTCATCTAAAGCTGTTTCTGCTTGTTTACCTGTTAATTTTCTCTCAGTTGAATTATAAACATCTAATATAAACATATGATTATCTGTTCCACCTGATATTATTTTCCAACCTAGCTCTTTAAAAGAATCTGAAAAAGCTTTTGCATTTTTAATTACTTGTTTTCCATATTCCTTGAAATAATCAGTCATTGCTTCTTCAAAACAAATTCCTTTAGCTGCTATAATATGTTCAAGTGGACCTCCTTGTATACCTGGGAATACAGCTTTATTAATCTTCTTTATATATTCTTCATTATTAGTTAAAATTAAACCTCCGCGTGGTCCTCTCAAGGTTTTATGAGTAGTTGAAGTTACTACATCAGCATAATCACAAGGATTAGGATGTACTCCAGCTGCAACTAATCCAGCAACATGAGCCATATCAACAAAGTATATAGGACATTCTCCTTTATCCTCTTTATATTTATCTAATATATTTTTAAAGAATTTATAGTCTATTATTCTAGAATATGAACTAGCTCCAATAATTACTATCTTTGGATTATATTCGTACAATTTAGTAACAAAATCATTATAATTAATAATACCATCTTTATCTAATCCATATGATATAATATTATAATCTTGTCCACTAAATGACATTTTGTGACCATGTGTTAAGTGCATTTTGTTAGCTTATACTTTTGTATAAGAGCAGACTATACCTTTAACTTTTATTTAAGGGATAATTTAAGTTTGGGTCATATGCAGTTATGCCCTTATTTATATTTGATATTGAATTTTTACACACATTATATTTTCTAGCAAGTTTCCTAATTGGAACACCTTGTATTATACTATCTTGTATTTCTTTAAAGTATGGCTCTAATTTGCTAATTCTGTTAATTCCGCCATTTTCTGAAATTATTTTAGACAACATAGAATCTGATATTCCATAACTTAAACAAATTTCTACTCTACCTTTGCCGTTTAAATAATCTTTCCAGATTTCATCTTTATTAAAAATCCTTTTATTAAAATTTAATGCAGGTTCATATTGACTATTATGCTGTTCATTTAATAAATTAAATCCTTTACTTTCATAGAGTTTAATATATTCTATTTCCAAATTAAATGATTCTTCCATTGAACACTCACAAATTTTAGTTACTTTTAAAGTGCTCCAACCTACATTTCTTATCCATCTATATAGCTTTGTATTACTATATTTAGACTTAGATTTATGTGTATAAATTCTATTCTTTATATTACTTGTTTTACCAATATAAATATTATTTCTACTATCACTAATTGAGTAAATATACATATTTCCTCCTTAATTTTAAAGTTACCCATTGATAGTCGTTGAGAGCTTACCATATTCCACAAAGAACTTAGGTCTATCTCTGCTGATTGCCCAATCTTAAATATTTTCAGATATTACTAAAATTTCTAATAGTAACTACTAATTTAAGCTCTCAGGGGATTCCAGCATATTCTGGGTTATTGTCTAGTATATCACTATACTAGGGAAGCCAGTCTAACACAAACCTCCAGCTCCTAAATTCATACTAAGTACAGTATCTCCATAATTTAAAAAAGCTCTAAATACAGCTTGATTAGCTGAACTACCACAATGAGGTTGAACATTAGCATATTTACAATTAAATAATTTACAAGCATCTTCTATTACCTTAGATTCTATTTCATCTATATATTTACAACCACCATAATATCTCTTTCCTGGATAACCGCTCTGAATACTTATTGGTTAATATACTACCACAAGCTTCTCTTATTCTTTTACTACAAAAATTTTCACTAGCGATTAATTCTACATTATTATCTTGTCGGTCTTGTTCTTTTTGTATTAATTCTTCATAAGTCATAATTTAACATATCCTCTCTATAATATTTTAAGTTTTACTTCACCATTCTTTACTTCATATGTTTTATCTGCTAAATCTATAAATCTAGGGTCATGAGCTACTAAAACAAATATAAAACCATATTTTTCTTTTAAAGAATCTAATAAGCTTTTTAAATAAGGTATATATACTTGACTGAGAGAAGAAAATCCCTCGTCTATAAATAATATAGGGCTTAACTTATTGTAGATGATAAAATATACTTGAAGTATAAAACCTATTATTGTTTTAATACCAAATCCATTATCTTTTATATCTGTTTTAATTTCTGACCCATCTTCTAAAGTTTCTATAAGATAGATAGTGAGATTGTTTGAATTTCTATATTCTGATACTTCAAACTCTATTCTATAAACTTTATCAAAAAATATAGTTTCTACTGCTGAATTTAATAATTTTTCTAAATGATTTATATGAGTTCTAGATAAAGCATCTATAATTTCTTTCATGTAAGATATTGCTTTTTCATAAGTAGTTTGTGTATGTATAGTATCTTCTAGCTTATTTACAAGTTCTTTTTTGTATTCTATCCTATTATCTAACTGATTTTGAATAGTATCATATTTACTTTTAATTTGAATAGCCTTATTATATAAAGCATTATAATTATCTATCATGCTATTCTCCTTTCAATATTTCTGCATATTTTATAAGCTCTTCATTAATACTATCTTCTAACTTTTTAATTTCAGTTTCTAAATCCACATAAGAAAAAATTCCAAGTTCAGATAATTTTTGCATTTGTTCTTGTTCATCTTCCTCTAGTTTTTTCTTAGTAGTTTCAATTCTAATAAATTCTTCCTCAGCAGATTTCTTTTTCTGTTCTATTTCAGAAAATAAAATTTTCTTTTCAGAATCTGAAATAGAATCTAACCAAGGTTTCATTTCTTCTTTAGATTTACTAATTAAAGTTTCTAAATACATAATATCTCCTTTCTTTTAATAAAGTTCATTACCGCAATAGTTTTATTACAAGGTATAAACCACTTCATTTAATTCAAACCCTAGTGATTTAAATTCTTTGTTCTTTCCTTTAGGTAGTTGATAGCCCACTACCACAATAAGGGCAAAAATCAAAAAGTAATTTTAATTCCTTATATAATTCTATGCTATTATCACAATTTAATTTACTATCTTCTAATCTTATTTTTTGATTATCAAAATCTATTAATTTATCTTTTATATTTTTTAAATTAAAATACCTTTCAATAGTATCATTAGATATATCAAATTTAGCACTAGGTTGAGATTTAAGAGATTTTAATTCATTATTAATATAATTTATCTTATTTAAAATTTCTTTCCTTAAATTTAATCCTGATGTGTCTATTGAAGATAAGCTTAAAATAATTTTTAATGAATTAATTTTAGATTCTACAGTAGATAAATTTTCTATAATAGAACGTAATATATTAAATTTATCTACTAAAGCACAATATTTATTATTATTTCCTGTAATAGATTTATTGAAATTAGTATAAATATCTAAAATATTAGATTTTTTAACTAATTCTTCATTTGTTTTAGATAAATCTGATAATATTTTAGAGCAAGACTCCTTAATATTTTTCATTAAGTTTAATTTAGCTACCAAAGGTTGTAATTTTATAATACTATTACACGTATCAATAATTTCTTTAGATTTATCTAATTTGTCCTTATAAGACTTAATTTCTAAGTCTACAGTATCTATACCACCTTGAATTAAATTAATATCTTTTGAAATAGACTGCCTATCAGATACCATGCTTTTTAAAGCATCTGATACTCTATCATTTTCTCCAGAGTCTACTATAAACCTAAATAACTCCACTGAAGTTCTGTCTATTAAAAAAGGATAATCCATCTGATTCCAATAATTTAATATTTCTTTATTATTATTTAATACTAACTCCTTTAAACCTAAAGCATCTGATACAACCTTTGGAGTAGTAGTTCCATATTTAGTATACTTTTCTCCATCTACTATATAAACGGACTCTTTAAGTCCTTTTTGTAATATTACAGTATGACCATTATATTCTATACCTACTAAGTATTGATTTTGTCCTGCCCTAATAGGATTAGCTCCAGGTACAGTATAAATACAAGCTTTTATAGCTTTCAAAATACTAGATTTTCCATTATTACTAGGACCTACTATTACATTAAGCCCTGGTATAAACTCTAAAGATGCTTTTTTGATAATTTGATAATCTTTTATGTTTACTTTAAAATTCATAAATTACTCCTTATTAGAATGAATTTTAAGACGCTTTATATACTAAGTAATATAATTTCATTACTTTAATATTAAAATGTCTATATCTTCATTCTGATTAAAATTTCATATATCTAAATTATAATTCTAAGACTCCATTTCTTTTTTAGTTTTATCCAAATAATTATTAAGTACTTCTAAATTACTATTATAATCTTCTTTACTAGGAGATTTAATAGTATCTTCTATACCATCCATATTTAGTATTAGTTTATCCTTAGCTATATCATAAGATAAACTATATTCTTGACCTGTAGGATCTATTCCTTTATGAAAATATACTTTAGTACCACTACTATATAATATTTCTAAATCTTTAAATTTATCTGGTAATTCTAATTCATTATAAACAGCTTTTTCAGTATCTATACTAGACTTTATATAATCAGGTAATTCTGGAGGTTTTACAATAAATACATCTTCTGGAACAATCCTCATAATTTCTTTTAAATTTTTACCTATTAAATTCATAAGTTGGTTTTCGCCTCTAAATTTAACTTCTTCATCATTAATAAACATAGAGCCGTTACCAGCACCTCTTAATTCTACTAATTTATGAGGTTTACCTTTATAAATAGTATCTACTTGGTCTATAAATTCTCGATAAGTAGGAGCTAAACAAATACCTTGGCCATAGAAAATATAAAAAGGCATTTTAGACTTTCCAGGACCAAATCTAGATTTCATAGCTTCATATTCTACTTTCTGTCCTAGTCTTAATTTTTCAAAATCACTAGATTTTTTAGTTAGCTTTATTATAATGTCAGAAAGATAAATAGGGGCTCTACCCCCTGTAGGGCTTTCTGTAGGTATATAAGTACCTATAGACTGAGCTAAATGATTTATAAAAATAAAAGTAGTATTATTACTTATAGCCATAGAATTCATAGTTTTCATAATAATCTTTAAACTTTTAGTATCAGCTCCTACTTTAGGATTATCAGCTTCTACTCCACCTTCTTTATATAAACCAGAATCTAATGAACCTAAACTATCTAGTATTACTACATCTACTAATTTATTATTACTTAACTGTTGTATAGCAAGGTTTACTTGGGTACAATCATTTATTCTAAGTATAGAAAAAGTTCCATCTGGATTATTTTTACTATGTACGAATTTATAAATACCAGTAGATTTTAACATGTTTACGTTTAAACCCTTTTCTGCATCTATATAAGATACTTTATATCCAAGTTCACACAGTTCCTTAGAAATTTGTATAGCTAAAGTAGATTTACCTACTCCAGATTGAGCAGCTATTTGTATAACACTACCTAGAGGTAATCCTCCATGAAACATTCCATTTAATATTGGATTTTTTAATTTCACTATTTTTGGCTCTTCATTCCATAAATTAAACTCAGAAGATAAATCTTCTATAGATTTTATTTCTTTTGCCATAATATCATCTCCTTATAATTATAATATGTTTATTTTTTATAAAGTATTAGAATAAGTTTTTAAGACACTTTATATATTAAGTAATATAATTTCATTACTTTAATATTAAAAGTGAAAATAGATATATTCACATTCCAATTTCGTATATCTAAAATTATAATCTCAAACTAAAACTATTTAAATTAAAATTATCTTTTAATTTATTCATTAGAAATTCCACATCTTCAATGGTAATATTATCAGGTAATTTAATTTCTACATTATTTTCAGCTTTCATAGTATTAATATTCATAATTTTAGTTTTTAATTCATTAATATTATCAACAGTTTCTATATTAACCTCTTCAGTTTCAATTTTACCTATTTTTACATTTTCATAATAATTATGTATTTTATCTAAATCTGCTTTAATAACTCTATTACAATTATACTTATCATTTTTTCCTTGAACACCAATTAAACCTAAAGATTTAAACTTTTCTATAGATTTATTTAATACTGATTTACTAATTCCTAAAGTTTCTAAAATAGTTTTATTTCTAGTAAAACAATTCTTTTTACTTCTTTCAAATGCTGTTAGATAAGATAGTATTAATTTTTCTGTACTAGTTAAATCTTTATTAAATAAAATATTCCTAGGAATATATAATTTTTTATATTTATCTTTTAATATTTTATATAATTGAATTCTATTAATCTCATAATTAATGTCAATATAACAAGATTCATCATTTTTATTAAAATAAATAATTTGTATCTTATTTAATTTTTCTAAACTTCTTAATAAAGTTAATCTTGGTAAAGAAGTAAATTTTATTAAATCTTTTATAGTATAATAATCCCTTTTATTATTATTTTTTATTAAAAATCCTAATACTATTTTATCTGTTGAGTTAAATTCTCTTTTGTTTAAAATAAAATATGGAATACTAAGTCCTTCATTTTTCATAATTGTAATCTCCTTTATTCTTTATTTTTATTTGATAGTAAAACTTTACTATAAAGTTTATATATCACGCCACAATCATCGTTTTAATTTTAATAAACCTCTTTATTTATATTATGCTATTAACTTTAAAAGTTTAACTTTAAAAGTTTAATTTTATATTTTTAATTTCTAACTAATTCTTTTCGTGGGAGCGAAGCTCCCACTCATTTTATTTTAATGAAAAATAAAAGAAAAAGAAGAAGTGAAAAAAATCCGAGTCTCGACTCGGTATAACCACTCTTTATAATTTTTATTTATAATATATATTTATAATATTATTTATACGGAAGCATAAGAAGTCTTGAAAGCCTTATCTCCCTAAGATTACAAGACACAAAATTTTTGAGTCAGGTATTTTTTTGAACGAGTCAGGTATTTTTTTGAACGAGTCAGGTATTTTTTTGAACGAGTCAGGTATTTTTTTGAACGAGTCAGGTATTTTTTTGAACGCTACTATTTTATAAATTTATATTGTAATTTTCATATTTAATCTACTATCTTTTTTCCTAATAAAGTTTCTTTTTCTACTAAAAATTTATCATTAATATTTATGATTTCAGCTAACATTGGATTTTCTATTCCATTGTCGTAGTGGTATTTAACAAACATTCTAATAGTATAGATAAAACTATCGCATTCATTAGAGGTAAGTTTACGAGGTTTACCTTTTTTATCTTTTAAATCTTGTATTATAGTGTAACCATTATCTTTAAATGATTCTAGTATTTGATTTATCATATTAATAGTATCTTTTTTACCTTCATATTTTTTATTAATAAATTTTAGATATGATACATTAAATAAGTAAGGTTCAGTAAAAACTAATGAGTTATAAATGTGGGTATCTAAAGCCCATAACTTAACAGCATACATTCCTTGTACCGGAGGAATTTCCATTCCTATCATTACATTACATCTAATAAAGTCTTTTGCTTCTGTAAGAAATTTATCGACCATATCTTCAGAAGCTTTACATACTTCAGCAAAAGTTCCATGACCTAGTTCAACAGATAATTCTTTAAAAGTAATAGTTTTATTTTCAGAATTTATGAAAGATAAACCAAAACCTTTGTAAGATGGATCGATTCCCATAAAGTGATTTATTTTAGTATTAGACAATATTATTACCTCCTTTTAAATTAAAAATTTGAGCATTTTATTATTTAAGGTATAAAATTATATTACTTAGATAATAAAATGCTCCTATGATTGTTCTGTGACTTTCTATGACTATTTATTTTAGCCATCTGATTATAGGTTCTCCAGTAAATCCTTTCTCCCAAATAAACCAGCAAAAACAAACTGCACCACCACTAAAATTATTATCCTTACTACAACCTCTTCTAGTAGAATTAACGTATACATATTTAGGTGGGTACTCTTGAAATAATTTATATCTAGCTTTACCTTCTAAAAACTGTATTCTTAGATACATAATAGTGTAATAACCATCATCTTGTAAGCTTAAAGCTTTTTCTACGAATTGTTGTGCATATTTATAAGGTGGGTTTGTTAAAATATCTACTTGAGTATTCATCGGTTCATTATAAGTTAAAAAATCTCTAATAATCATATTTGAGTACTCTCTCTCTACTATATCTGAAGATATTACGTTATATCCATATTCTTCTAATACTTTACTAATAAGACCATTACCACAAGCGGGTTCCCAAATAGTTTGGTGTAGTTCTATGTTATCTTCTTTAAGTTTATTTAGTAAAACCTTTACAGCTTCGGGGTTAGTATTATAAAAATCCAGGTCTGCTCTATCATCTTTACAATGATTACTAGCACCTAAGGTAACATAAATTTTATGTTGATTTACGTCATCCATATTAAATTCCTCCTTTGTAATAGTTTTTAATAGTATTAATAAGGTCATCATCTTCTATAAAATAGATATATCCTTCTGGTATTACGTTACATAGTAGTTGACCTAATCTTAAGTCTGGATTTTCAGTCCAAATTTCTTTAATTGTATTACATATAGGTTCTATTCTTTCTATATCTCTCATAATTAAACTCCTTTCTAAATTAGGTAATGAAATTATATTACTTTAATATTAAAGTGTCTTTATTTTGATTCTAGTTAATCTAGGCACTATAAAAATTAAAGAGCAGATAAATAAAAATCTACTCTTTTAAGTTTGCAAATAATTTTTACTACATTTGTGGAAATAGAGAATCTACTCCTGGAACTTGTTGATTAGCTATTTGAGTAGCCATTAAATCTTGTTTAGCTTTTTCAGCATAGAATCTTTGTACACGTTCTACTGAAAGAGTTTTAGCGAATTCTTCAGAAGCTAAGTTGTAAGTTTCGTTAGTAATTTTAGAAGCTTCTACTTGAATATCTGCTAAAAATCTAGATCTCCAAGAAGGGCCCGGTGTAATAGTATACTCTAAGAAACCACCTCTATCACTTCTTTTACGAGATATTGATAAGTCAAAAGTAGAAGTATCGTCACCATATTCTTTTTTAATCTCGAATAAAGTTTGATATTCTTGACCACTTAAAGCTAATACTTTAAGAGTAGGTTTTTTACCTGGTTCTAATGTTTTACCATCAGTATGAGATACTGGATATTCTATTACAGGTAAAAATACTTTAGTTTTACCTTTACCTACGATACCAATTTTACTTTTTTCATCTGGTTGTAAACAACAGATACCTTTAATAGCTGGGTAATTAGGATTATCTGGAGTATATTCAGATAAGCATTTAAAATATCCTAAGCCAGGTTCATAGTGGAAGTGAGTACCAGAAGCATTGTAATTAATGATAGTTGCTCTAGTACATTCGTTTTCTTTAAGTTTTAAGAAATTAGTTTTAGTCATTTGAGTACTTTCACCTAGATTAACAAATACAGGGGCTGCGTTCATATCTAGTTGTATTGGTTGTGGTACTACAGTATTTGGATTGACTGTGCTAGTATCTAAGGTAGTCTTAGTTACTACGTTAGGTGTAGTTGCTGTAGGTTGTACTGACTGTGATACTATAGTATTTGAATTTAACTGTGGTGTAGGCTCTAGTGGTTGGTTACCTAATAAAGTATCTGCTGTTTCAACAGTACTAAGATTATCGAAGTCTATCCCTTCTAACATTTTCATTTGGTTTTCTAATTCATCATTCATAAAAATTCCTCCTATAAAATAAAAATATACTAGGATAATGCTAAAGCTCTTAGAGGCTAATTTGCTATCCTAGTATATATTATGCACTTAGATTAAATTATTAGTTATCTGAATTAGAATTTTCTTCATATTGAGTCATTGCAGCTAATAAACATTTTATAGCATAAGCTAAGTATGGTTCATTAGCTGTATTACTCATATGTCTTATAAATCCTTCACCAAAGTTATCTAGACCAGTAGATAATAACATGTAGTAAAAGTATATAGCATCAGAATTTACTTCTCCAGGGTCTATATTTTTAGTTAAAGATACTTTATTCCATAATTCTTGATAGTCTACTTCAGTTTCATCATCTAGTGGAATATCGTTCATGATTTTTAAAACGTATTTAAGATATTCATTCTGCTCTATTAATAGTTTTAAATCTTCTGGGTTCATTTTAACTTCATTGTTTTCTTCCATAAGTAGGTTCCTCCTTTAAAGTTGATTTAACTCATCTTTAGTCATTATAGCTATGATATTTTCACCTTTAGCTAAATAGTTACCATGCCAAGCTGTTTTATTACATCTATTTATTAATAAGATAGCATTTTCTAAAGTTCCAGTTATAGATGTAATATCACTTTCTACTAAGCTATTAGCTTGTAATACTTTTACTAACATTATAGGGTCTGAATCATCGTATTTTTGTAATAGTCCATCTATTATAAAGTCTTTTTGAATTTCCTGAACTATCATCCAGTCTTGTGTTAATTTCACTAGTAAGCACCTCCTAAAATATTACTATTTTTAATATAGTTTTTAAAGTCATGCATTATAGATTTAATTTCTTCTTTATTTAAAGGTGTATTATCCTCAGACTTAATTAGTACACCATCTAAATCTTTATTAGAAATTTTAACACCTCTAAATAAATCTAAATAAGTTTTAGCTAAGTTTCTATAGCTAAACTTATATAAATCTTTATCATTATATTTTATAATATAATCTGGTTTTATAGTATTATCTATTCTAGATAAAATTAAGTCTATATCTAGACTATCTTCTATTTGTCTAATATGGGTTCTGTCTGGTATTGTATCTAATAATACTTTACCACTTTCACTAGAGTTTTCTAATCTTACTGACTGTTCTAATGAATCTGTATTATATAGATGAATTTGTGTTTTCTTTTTTCTAATAATATAATTAATACCATTTCTACTTTCAAAATGTAATAAGTTAGTAAAATGAGCCATATTATTATATTTTTGTTTTATTTCATTGATACCAGTTTTACCTCTAGCAGATTTCTCATACCAGTATGTAAGTAATTCTTGAGCTCCATCTCTATAATCTTGTAACTTTCTAATATCGCTCCTTCTAGAGTATTCTATATAAGAAATTTGTTCTGTTAATTCTAGTAGTTCTTCAGGTGTTAGTTCCATTGGTGTTTTATTTGCAAACTTATTTTTCATCGTTAAATCTTCCTCTCTTTAAGTTAATAAGCTTGACAACTTTATCGATTCGTATATTTATATTTATTACTATGTTTAAATTTTCCTTATTTTATTATATTACGTTATCTTATGTTGTCGTGTATTACTACGTGTGTAGTTATAACTTGAGAAACTATAGTAAATGCGTTTTCGATAACTTCTTTAGTTACCATAGCTGAGTCGTAAATATTAGAAGTATCTGAAGCATTGATTGTTTTTCTAATTAAATTCATAGAAGTTTTTACAAAATCTGGAATTTCTATATTAATGTTTTCATCGTTCAGAACTAAGTTTAGTAGGTTAGAGTAGGTTACTCCAGCACCAGGTACAATACCATAATCTATAGCATTACCTAGACTATTTATAGCATCTTCTATTCTTCTGTAAACCTCCTCTCTTTCTAGTATGTTAGTTCCTCCTATGTGTATTATTATACTTTTTTCATCTAAATGTAAATAGTTTTTTTCTAATTTTTTAGAATTTTTTTTCAGAATGACTTGGTCTGAATTGATGACAGAATAATCAATTTTACCTAAAGTAATTTTATTTACGTCAGATATTTTAAATTCATTATTATCAATAATAGAACATTCACAGTAGTCAGCTAATTCTGTCATTACTGAGTAAGTACCCTTACCATATCCTTGTAAAGAAATAGGTATAAGTTTAATAGCTCCATTAGTATAGTTAAATAAAATATTTTCTAATATATCAGAAGATAGTTGGTTATAAAATAATATAGTTTCTCTTCCAGATTGTTGAACTTTTCTTAAAAATTGAGTCATTTCTTGAAATCTATTTACTGGGCTAAATAGACATATAACATCTATATCATGATGTTCTGTAGTATTATTAAATAAATTACTAACCATACTAGTTTTAGTAAGACTAATTCCATCTATTTTTTCTACTTCTATATTAGAAGTATCTGATTTTATTAAGGTAGGTCTCCTACCTTTACCTAAAAATTTATAGGTATCAGCTATTATTTTAGAATATTTATCATCACCTAAAGCCACTGTAGCTACTTTTTCGTAATCTTCCTCGGTTATTTCTATTCTATTTTCATCTAATTTAAGTAATAAAGCATCTTTTATTTTTAATAAAGTGTTCCTTAAATCTACAGGAGTTATTTTGTAATAATTAGATTTACTATCTATTAAATCAAATAAATCTATTTGAACAGATAATCCTTCGTGTATAGTATTTAAGTATTTTCTAGCTCCATGAAGTAAACTGTTCATTAATATAGTAGTAGAAGTAGTTCCATCTCCAGCTTTTTTGTTAGTTTCAAAACTAGCTTGTTTTAAAGTTTCTAAAGCAGGAGCTATTGCTGGATCTAAACTAGTAATGGTTTCTATAATAGATTTACCATCGTTTATTATTTCATAATGTCCGTTTTTATTTTGTATAGCTGTATTAGTTCCATTAGGACCTAAAGTGTGAGCTACTGCTTCGTTTAATATTTCACTAGCTTCACAAAATATATCTAATGGTGTTTTTTCAGTTTCCAGAATATTCATTATACATCTTCCCCCTTTAAGTAGTATACACCTGGTATTTCGATACATTGGTTTTCAAACTTTTTATAGGCATCAAAGTATAATTCTTTTTCATCACCATTATAAGTAAGTTCATAGTACATACCATCTGTAAGAGAAGTGCTTAACAAAGCCTTATTATTTTGTAGTGTTTTACAACTCCATACTACATATACTTCAAATTCTGGAGTATCATCAGATTTATCTAAATGAGCTAAAGCATAATTTCTAACTATGTCTACACATAGATTCTCAAATTTATTATTACCCATTATTTTCCTCCTTTACATACCAATCCTCTGCTAACATATCAGCTTGACTTGCTAACCATCCTAATTGAACCCCTGATGTTCCAACAAATGCTATTGCTTTATTACCTATATTATAGTGGTTTGGATTTATAACTTCATCTTTATTATTTTTGTAACTAATACAAGTAGCTAATTCAATATATTGATCTTTACCATTCCAACCCCTTCTAGCTACTTTTTTACCTTTCTTTAATTCTTCGATAGCTTCACCGAAACTAATATTTTTACTAGAGCTATCTAATGATAAAACTAAAATATTATTATCCTGTAGACTTAAAGCTATACTTTTACCTTTTAGTAGTTCCTTAACTTCTTCTATAGATAGTTTTTGACTTTGTATATTTGGGTATGAATAACTAAGAATTGAAATTGCCATTTCTTCATTTTCGTATGTAATCATAATTTATTCCTCCTTATCTTTATTTAATTTATATAGAATATATGGCCAAATTAAAGCACATATATAATACGTGAATATTATTTTAAATTTGCTTTTACATATTCTTTCATCTGTTTTAATATTTATTATAATGATATATTCTTGTATAAAAGCAATACAAAATATAAAAGCTATAATGATATAGATTAAGTATATAATTGATAAAAATAAACTTAACATGCTTCCACCAGTATTAGATTAGCTTTTACTTCTTCTAAATATTTAATTAATCTATTAACATCTTCTGAGCTGTTAAATTTTAAAACTACCTGATTTCCTATATCATTTATATTATTTTGTGTAAACTGGTCTCCTACTTTAATATTTTTATTAGTATTTTCAGTTATTACTAATTGGTTTTGTTTCACTCCTAACCAAATTTTAGCATAGTCTTTATTTCCAAAGTCAATAGTAGTGTAAAATTCCATAAAATTATTCCTCCTAATCTACAGAAGTAATTTTTACATAATCAGATACTTCTGAAATGGTAATGTATTGATTATATAATTCTTCGTGGTCTTTCTCAAAATTCTTTTTATCAAAATTCTTTCTAGTAGTAGGTGCTACATATGTAACTTTAAATAAATCGTCAGATATAGTTTTAAGTTCATTAGCACTCATAGCTTTAGTTAGTGGGTCTTTTAAATTAGATTGTTGTTTAATGTTAGTTTCTATTTCATCTAGCATAGCTTGATACTCTTCAAATATCTCCAAATGAGCTTGTCTAAAATCTTCTAATTTTTTCTGAACTTCTAAGTTTTTTCTTTCAAAGTCTGAGTACTCTTTTAATAAGTCAGTAGGTGAACTTGAAGTACCCTCTAAGGCATTTTTATTATCATCTAATAAGTTTATATTACTAGATACTTCTGTAGCCTCTAAATTCATTAAATCTTCCATAGTAAATTCTCCTTTCTAAAATAAAAAATACAAGGATAAAAATATCCTTGTATAATAATATGCTATTTATACTACTTTTAATATATCTGGTTTTATTCTAGTTTCCCAATAGAAGTAATCATCATTTGAATATAGTTTATATTTATGACTATCAGTACTATGATTATAGTGATTAGCTATTCTAAGTACAGTATCATTATCTTCATCTTTTATATAAATAGATGGTAGCATACCTGCTTGAGTACTATTACTAACTTCATAATTTATATTTTCAGAATCTAACCAGTTTATTATTTCGTCATATTTATCTTGTACTTTGTTTAATTTAGAGTAACCTTCTTTATTTGGGTCATGAATAAAACCTTTAGCTTCGATTAAATCAGTACAGTAGTTTTCTATATCATTAATAAAATTATCATAATCATATTCATAGTGATAATCTAATTCTTCATCTTCATCAAACCAATTAGGGTGGATTCTTTTTATAATATCATTTATATCATCTTCATAAGTACTAACAGAATTATCTATAGTATCATATGATATAAAATAATTATTATCATTAGTATTAAAAATATTATCAACTATTTTATTACTAATATTTTTAAGCTCTGAATTTAAGTCATCACTTTCAAATAAGGTTCTAATAATTAAATTAGAAATAAACATTATTATCACTACCCTTCTATACTTAAGTATCTAGGGTAATTATATCCTAATGGGTCTATTAATAATACAGTATCAGACGCTTGACTAGTTACTTTTACAACGTTAAAACTATAGTTTTTTCTATCTATTGGTTTTACGTTTTCTAAGAAAGATTGTGGAGCTGATAAATTATTTATTAGATTATTCCATTCTTCTGCTGAAATATCTATAGTATTTACTACTATATAACTAGATTTAGGGGTATCTCCATCTAACATTCTAGCTCTAACTGCTTCTATATTAGATTCTTGATTAGGTCTTATTTTAACGAAAGAAGCTTCTCCAGTTTCAGATTGTACTTCTTCAGTATCATTCTCAGTAGGAACATTATCTGTAGTAGGTTCATCTGGTAATTCATCTTCATGTAGTTCAGGTTCACTTGTTTCTTGGTCTATCTCTGTAGAAGTAGTATTATCAATATTATCAGTATTATCTGTATTTTCTATAGGGGTTTCGATTTCTTGATTAGTATTATCTACTTCTTTTTCTTCTTCAGTAGGAATTTGACCGAATTTAGTTTCTACATAAGATTTAATAATAGTATCAGTATCGTATGGAGTTTCTACAGAAGGTACTTTAGTTAAATTAATTTTTTTATCTTTAACATCAGCTGCTGGAATAGAGTATAAACATTCATAAGTATCTGGATTAAATACTACCTCTATATCTCCGATATTAAATTGAGAATATGACTCTTTTAATCCTACTATTTTATTATCCTCACTAGTTTCTTTTACCCATTCTTTACCGAATAATTTTTCTACTATTTGGTCTAGTGTAGTAAATGATAATTCATATTTATCGTTTTTATTAGATATTTGTATGCTAGCAGGGAATTCAGTTGCAAAACCATACATTCTATCTTGAATAGAAGGTTTCATTTCTTCTTCAGCTTTAACTTGTTTACTTAAGTCTATAAACATCTTAATATTCTCTAGTTCCATTTTTAATTCTGGACGATTATTAATATAATCAGCTATAGTATCTTCTTCATTTTTTACTTTTAAGAATTCAGCTTCCTCAGCTTTTTTCACCATAGCTTCATGTAGAAATTCAGTTTCTACCCATTCAGTAATAGTAGTTACTGGGTCTTGAGTTTTTTTGCTGTATCTAGTGACTCCATTTAGTGAATTTACTTTAAATTCTAATAATTTACCAACATTTTCAAGAATTAAACTTTTACCTATAGCTACATCTGAGATACCTTTTTCTTCAAATTCTTTAATGATTTCTGGGGTGTAAATATCAACTAAAGCAAAGGAATTATTATCGTTTACTTTACTAGATAAAGTTTTAATTTTTCCCCAATTATTACCATATTTATTAGACAAGTTTTCATTAACTAAAGTAAGTAAACCTTCTATATCAGGTGCTTGAACGTCACCATCATCTATTTGATTAAGTACAGTAACATCATTAATGATATAATCAGGCTCTACTTCAACGTTAGGTACTAATACAGTATCTTCTTCTGTTAAATTATCTGAATTTTCTTTGGTAGAAGGTTCATTAGTATCTAAATTAGTTTTATAATAACCATTTAATCTTAAATCTTCTTTTTCATCATCAGATAGTGGACCAATTGTAACAATATCTTTTCCATCTTTTGTCATAATGTGTGTATTTCCTTCTGAAGTTGTTTCAATTGATATATTGTCTAATGTATATTCAGAATTAGACGTTTGAGCTGCATCGAGTATTTTCTTTTCTGCTGGGGTTATTTCTTCAGTATTATCTTCTTCTGTTAAAGTGTTTTCATTTATATCATTTGAAGTCATTTTCTTTTCATAATCTTCAATGTCTTGCATTGTTAACCATTCTGGTTTTTCTTTTATTTGATTATATAATTCTTTCATTTTAGCAATTTGGTCTTTAACATTTCCTGTCCATAATGCTTTTTCACTTCTTTGATTATTTAAGAAATATTCACAATCCTGTCTTAATCTATCTAGCATTTGATACTTAGATTCATCATCTTTATCATTAAATTGTTTTAAATCTACTTCTTCCTTTAATTTCTTACAAGATTCATTAAGACTGTCAGTATCGTATATAGTATAGGTAATGCTATCAGTAGTTTCATCATAATCTTGTTTATAAAATATGATTATTTCACCTTCGCTATCATCATCTGAATATAAAATAAGTCTTGTAACGTCGTCATACCAAGGCATAGAACTTTCAGTATCAAAAACTTCACCTTCAAAATGAGCCCTTTGATCTTCAATATAACTATCAAACTCATCAGGTGTTAATCCTTTTTCTAATATAGTTAGAGTTCCGCCATCGAATCTTTCTACCTCTTCTTTTATAGAATCAGATTCTATGATTACTTTCTTTTTAACTTTAAATTCATTTTCAAAACTTTCATTTAAATTATTAAATATATTTACACTAGTTTTCAATTACTACACCTCCTCATCTTCGTCATCAATATCTATACCTACATCTAAGTCAGTATCTAAATCAGAATCTATAGGCTCTTCAGTAGGTGCGGGTAAATCTTCTTGTTGATTATTTTGTATTTCTTCAGCTGCATCTGGATTAATTTCTATTAGACAATTCATAAGATAATCTACAATGGCTTGATGGTCTGGAGTTAGTTCTTCTCCATATCTAGGATTTAATTTATTAATTTCTTCAAAAGTATTAGGTAAAGGTACAAAATCAAATCTATCTTCTAAATCTGTTTCTATATTTTCTTCATCATTAGAAACATCAGGGTTAGATTCTTCATCATCTTCTTTAATATCTATATTATTTACTATAGGTTTATTTTCAATATCCTCAGTATCATCGTTAATCTCTTCTGGTTTAGTATCAACTAGCATTAATACATCGTTAGAGTCCTCAGCTACTTTACCTATAATATAAACAATATTATTAGTATCTTCTTTATTTATAATTTGATATAAGTTCATATCTAAATCTACTAATATTTCACGTAGTTCATCTAGTTGTTGGTCTAAAATAGAATCTTCTTCTATAGGATTTTCTTCTTGGTCTACCTCAGAGTCTATAGTATTTTGTAAATCTTCTTCGGTATCTTCATTTGATATAGTATTATCTAGCTCTTCGTCCTCAGGTGCTTCTGTAAGTTTATTAGAGTCTACTAATTTTAATTTTTTAAACATAATTTAACCTCCTTTAAATTAAAAATCTTTTTGATTATATATTGCACGATACATCATTTCTATAGTTTTTAATCTTTCTTTTTCATTATATAGAGGCACTGATATTTCTTCTATGATAGAAATAGCTGTTTTAATTTTATCTTTTTGAGCTTTTTCTAAACTAGTATTAGAAGATAATAATCTAGATACCTTTTTACATTGACTTATAAAATATTGAGTTTCAGTAATAAGACTTAATAAGTCTGAATAATAGTGTACTATTTCATTATATTTATTACTAACATATACTACATCTCTTTGTTGTTCATAGTTAGCGAATTCTATATTTACAGGATTATCTAAATAAGATTTAATTTTATTAGATAATATGTTTAATGATTGGTTTAATGATGATAAATCCATAAGCATAACCTCCTTAATAAAGTATTATGCTTATTGGTATTTATTATTTATTTGATGTACTAATTTCACATCTATTTAAGTAATCTACGTCTGCTGCTTCTTTATCCTCATATACTTCAGCATTAGCTAATTCTTTAGTATCTGAATTATAATCTTCACCTACTATATATTGACCATCAGCTTCTATCATGTGAATATTACCTTGACTTTTTATTACATTAGATTTATTGACTTCCATTTCCTTAGTATCTTCTTCTAGAGATTTACAATTTTCATCTAAATCATCTTCTATTTCTATATCTTCTTTAGTAGAAGCTAATCCAGAATTAGCGAGTAAATTTTCTAATTTAGCTTGTATTTCTTCTTTAGGAGTTTGGTTTGTATCTACATAAAATGATACTTTTACTCTATTGGTATCTTCTTTTAAAGATTTACAAGATTCATCAGCTCCAGTTAATGCTGACTCATAAAAATTCTTAATAAATTCTAATTCCCATTCACCATCATCATTTTTAATTGCTTTGTATACTTTAGCATCTTTGCCTTTACCTACTTGTATTTCCATATTATCGACTATTGCAAACTCTTTATTAGCAGTTTTTTTGTTTTTATTTAGTAAGTCTTTAATTTGCATTATTCCTAAATAGTCTGTTAATTTAGCTTCAGTTAAAGAAGATTCTTCTATTTTGTTTGTTAAAGCATTGTATTTATCCCTTGCTTCTTTTTCATTATCCCTTGCTTCTTTTTCATTATCAAATAATTCATAGGCATAATCGCCACCTTCATTTTCATCTTGATCAATTACTATATAATAAGCTTTTACTGGTTTACAACCTTCTATTTTAGACCCATCTATTACATTTAAACTATATCCGGTGGTTTCATCGTACTCTAAAGGTTCACCCCAATTAGATACTATATTAGATGCTCGACTTTCTGCATCAAATATATCTTCTTCCTCTATTCCTAGCATAGCTGCTAAATATTCTAAGAAATAACTTTCTTCCATATTTTCAAATTCATCAACAGTATTTGTATTTTCTACTGTTTCAGTTGATTCATCAGCTTCATCTAAACCACTAATTTCTTGAAAATTACCACTTACATAATCAACAAAATCGTTTATATAGGCTTCGTTATTATTGTTAATAGTTCCTTCTGGGATATTAAACATTATAACTTGTGCTACTTGTTTCCACTCCTCCTGTGTTTCAAAATCCTTTTTATTGTCTGCCATATTAGATATAAAGTTACTAGTAGATGCGTAATTATCTTTTAGAAATTTATCGAAGTTTTTATTGTTTAATGTTTTTTCTTTTAATGCTTCATATTCTGATTTATCAAATGATAATGTGAATTCTAGTTCATCTCCAGAATAGTTGTACTCTTTTGGATGATATACTTTTGTTGATTCTATATTTGCACTAGGTAGTATTTCTTTTATTGACTTTTCAATGAAAGGGGTTGCTTTTTCTTTTGTTACATCATCTAACTCTTCTAACGTTATATCATAGTCACTAATAAAACTATCCATTGAGTACATATTTACATCTACTAAAGGTAATACATCTGTGTTTAATTCTACGTTTAATGTTCCAATTGATTCATCAGCTTCTGAGTATAAACCTTTTTCTATGGAATCTTTTTTAGCATTTTCTATATCTTGGTCTACGGATTCATCTAATTCATCATCATTATAGTAACTAGTATTGAAGTAATCTTCATCTTTAAATCCTGTTTGTAACATTATGTCTTTGAATTCTTTATCTCCATATTCATAATCTTCAATATTATGTTCATTTTCTAATTTGTACCAATCTACAAATTCTTTATCTCCATCTCCTTCATGATATGGCCACGTGTCTATATCATAAATACGAATTCCATCTTCGTTACCTGCAAAATATAAACCATTTTCTAATTGACCGAATACTGCCATTGTATTACCACCTAAATCTTCCATGTGATATGTTTTTACTTTAAGATCTTCTTTATTTTCTTTACTTTCATTAGTTATAGTTTTAGTTCTAGTACTTTCTACTATATTATTTTCAATATCAAAATTTAAATTCTCTAATACTGATATAAAGTTTTCTGCCCACGAATAAGCACTATTACTATCATAATCTGTATATAATTCATCTATAGCTTGTTCAATAGTATCATTATCTTTAACCATATTTATTATATCTGATATATTTAAATTCATATAACTATTTAGATGAAAGTTTGTATTTGAACTCTTAATTATTGCTACTGCTTTATCTGATAACCAAAACCCATTTACATTTATTTTGTTATCATCATTTTCTATTATATCTTTTAAAGATGTAAATGAATCTTTAGCTTCTTGAGATATTTTTGGTTTTTGTACTTCTTCAACTATAGTTTTAGTTCCGGTACTTTCTACTATTACTTTCTTTTTAACTTGATAAGTTTTTGTTTCACTTTCGTTTAGTGAATTCATTAAATTAAAACTTAATTTGTTTAACATTAAACATTACCTCCTAAAAGTTTATTTTTTCTAATATCATTCCTACTGCTGTTTTTTCTTCACCTTGTATTGAAATCATATCAAAATAAGGTTTTATAATTATATCAAACCCAGTAGGTGCTGATAATCCTCTAGCTATAATTACAGCTTTTACAGCTTGATTTACAGCAGGTATACCAATACACTTCAATTCTATTTTGTCTACAGTTTTAATGTTTGTAAAAATAGCAGATGCTAATGATTTAGTATCAGTATCTTTTTTTACTCTAAATTCTGGGCATTTAATCTTTTCCATATAAATTCCTCCTAAAATTACTATTTTTAGCTCCTATTTATATAAATAAATTAAATGTAAATAAATATAATAAAGAGAACTTAATCTTTATTAAGTTCTCCTATTTAAGTCTAGTATTAAATTAAAAATTCTAAGCTCTGAATTATATACTTTAGTAGACATATATTTTTCTAAAGCTGGTTCTATTAAGTTATATTTACTATATTTATAATCATTTATAAGTTTCATGTACCATTTAGATAGATTACCGCTTGTATTTACTACTCTATTTAAAAATGTAAGTAAGCTCATTTCTATATATTCAGCACCTACTTTATTTAACAATTCTAAGTAAGTTTTAGCCATAGTGAAAGTATCTGTCTTAAAACTATAAAGGAACTCTAAAAAAGCACCAGTATTATCATACGATTTAAGATTCCACTTTCCAGTAATCCAATACTGTTTAAATAATTCCATAAAAGTATTATCATCTAAATCGTTATAAAAAGATAATAAATATTTAGGTATATTCTTATTATATTTACTAAAAGCTACTTGTAATAAAGTTAATCTATCTGTAAGATCTATTTCTCCTACTTGAGATACTATAATGTAATTAACATTTAGCTCTTTAATCTTATTAACATATTTAGTTTCTCCAACAAATAATATAGGTTTATCAGAATAAATTGGTGGTTTATCTATTATAATGTAACTAGGGTACATAAATTGAATTAATCCTATATCATTTGTTCTAACACTATGATTTATTATGTTTAACATATATTACACCTCTTATTATATAATATGCAATATAGAAAAGATGATTAGTTTTATTACTATGTTATATATAAAATAAATACCTGAAATACGATAGTACTTGCCACGTTTTATTACTATGTTATATAATAACATAATTTTACACCTAAACTCCATTAAAAGTAATGATGTACTTAAAAGGTATAAACTACCTCAATATTATATTTAATTATATCTTTTCATTAAATTTTCACAAGCATTTATATCTCTATCATGATAAGTGTTACATTCAGGACAAGTCCATTCTCTAATATTAACATCTTCTAGCTCTTTATTAATATAACCACAATTACTACATTCTTGAGTAGACCTATAAAATTCATCAGCTATTATTAATTCTCTATTATTAAGTTTACATTTATATTCTAGCATTAATCTAAAGTTATACCAACCAACATCATATTGAGCTTTATGTATATTCTTTCTAGCTTGTCTAGATTTATTCTTAAATTCTTTAGTAGTTTTATCTATTAGTTCAGTAACTCTACAATCTTCTATTATAATTTTATTATATTCTTTTACTAGTTTAGTAGTAAGGTTATTTAAGAAATTGGTTCTAATATTAGCTAAATGTTCATAATGTTTAGCTCTTTGTATTCTAACTCTTTGGTACCTATTAGAGTATTTATGTATTTCTTCAATATGTCCATCGTTATGATTTAAATTATATCTTTTATTGTGTGCGTTCTTTTTACGTTTTAGTACTTTATCTAAAAATATAATACGTTTCATTTCATCTTTATAAGCTTTAGGATTTTCAATAATACCTTGGTTTCCTTCAGAATCTATCCAAGTAAAATATTTTCTAACGCCTAAATCTATAGCTATAGTTTTGTTATTAGGTTCACAATCTAGCTTAGGGAATAAATCTTGTTCCAAATAAAATACTGCGAAATATTTATCTGATTTAGATTTTATAATAGATATACTATTAGTATTAGAAATATCAAAATTTCTATGATTTATAAATTTTATTTTATTTTTTAACTTAGAAATTTCAAAAGAATTAAGCTCTAGATTTTTTAATTGAACCTTTTTTAATTTAAAAGAATTTAATTTATACTTCTTTTTAAATTGAGGTTTACCTAAGCTAGGATCTTTTGGGTTAAAATTATCATAATATTTAATAAAAGCCTCTTGTAAATTTCTAGCTGTAAAATCTAATGGTGAGCTATTATATTTTTTCATCCAAGGATATTTTTCTTTTATCCAGCCATATTTAAAATTTAAGTTAGGTTTTTCGTCAATTAATCCTTCTTTAAATGCTTTATAATCTTCATTATATTTATTAAGCATTTCATTATAGCATATTCTACAAGTTTCTAATTGACCATTAATAAATTCTCTTTGCTCTTTATTAGGATATAGTCTAACTTTATAAGCTAATAGTTTTTTATGTACTAATTTCATAATCGTACCTCACATTCTAATAATATTACGTTATCTAGTATAGTTCTAAACTTTTAAGCCGTTGTTTTATTACTATGTTATTTTACATCTAAGCTCTATATGAGTAATGATGTACTTAAAAGGTATAAACTACCTCAATATTATATTTAATTATATTATATATTGTTAAAAATGTAAATAGATTTTAACAATTTTATTATTCTGTCTATGTTTTTGACTTATTATCTATGATACTACCTAATATTTGTTGTAATTTATCTTTATTTTTTCTAAGTTTCATTTTATGGTTTAATCTAGCTAATTCTGGGCAGTTATTAGATATATAAATATCTAAATCTTTACTAGATAAATCATTTTGATTGATATAATCTAATGATTCTAGAATTTTATTATAAGAACATTTAATTTCATTTACAGGATATTTGATATAAGTTTTAATCCTACTTTGTAATGTATTACTAATATTATCCTCAGAAGCTAATAAAATTAATGGTAATTTTATTTCTTCGACTAATTTAAGGAGTATAGTATCTCTATATAGTAGAGATATATCTTCTACTACTATAGGTTTATTATATTCTATATTATAAAAACGCTCTATAAAATCTTTGGCATCGTCAGTATTTTCTAGTCTATAAATATTACCTCTGTACATTTTTTTGAAGATAAACATAGCACCTCCAACTAAAAGTACCGGAGTCTTATTAGTAACGTCTTTCATAGTATTATAAATATGCTCTATATTATTCAATTAAAATCACCTCTTATTTATATTATGCAAAAAATAAAAGGAGGTTTTATTCCCTCCTTTTATTCCACTGTTAAAATAATGGATATATAAAACTAAGTAGAATTAATCCAAGAATTATTCTACTATTAGTATATATAAATAAGGTGTAATATTTTATATATTGTAATCATAGAAATCATCATTTATATAATGTGTTTTAGGTTTACTATATAAAATAAAACAATCTCCTATTTTTTCACCTGTAGATGTAACTTCATAAGCTTCTAAATCTCCATTATCATTTATTATAATTTTATATATTTTGATAGTTTCATTAAATATTATTTTAATAGAAGTTCCTCCTTCTATTAATTGATACATTTGACAATTTACAAAATTGTTTCTAATAATATTATCTAATTGTCCTAGAGAGTATTTAGATAATAGTCTGTTTTCATTATTTTCGTCATCAATAAATTTCATAGTTAAATCCTTCTTTCATTATATTAATAAATAAAAATAAATCCTTTATCTGTGTATTGACCATTAAGACTTAAATCTCTACCAAGTGCCTTATAATCAAAATAGTTTTCTATATTTGATATACCATTCATTTCTACATAGGCTTCGCCTATTTCATGATCAGTAGAATTTTCATCCCCTGTATAATATTCAGCAGCAGTTTCAGGCATATCTTCATCTTCTTGATAATATTCAATACTTAAATCTCTACCAAGTTCTTCATAATCAAAATAAATTTCTAGATTTGGAATGCCATCCATACCATAAACATCTACATAAGCTTCACCTAGCTCTTTATCATTTGTAACTCCTGAGAAGTATTGGAAATCATCACTTTCAAAAGTATCTTTAGCCTCATCAAAATCATCTGTACCCATAGCTTCCATAATAGCACTAAATACTTCCATATCATAATCATCTAAATTTATGTAGAAATTTATTTTATCAACAACATCAGGTAAGTAATCATTTTCACCTATTTCAAAAGGTAAACCTATTTCATCGTCTACGTCGTTTATAAAAGGTTCTTCACCTGCTTTATTCATCTCTTCCCACCAAACTAAAGCTTTATCTGGGGTCATCCAACCACCTTTAATGGAATCAGTATCAGCACCATTAGTATTATAGTTTCCCCAAGTATTCATAAATAATTTAATACTTGGATTTTCCTCAGCTTCAGTAAGTTTTCTTTTTGGTTTAGTTATGTTATTGAATTTCTCAATTGAATTAACAAAATCTATAGTATTACTTTTCATAATTAATCCTCCTTTTATATTTTTATAAAATTAGTTTTATGTACATCTATTAGGTTCATAGTATATCGTATCTCTGTACTAACACTAGTGAATAGATCTTCGCTAAAATGATTTAGCATGTAAGATAGTTGTTCTTTAAATTTAGATAGAGTATTTCTAAATACACCTTCTTCTACATCAGGAACTACTTCTGGGTCATAATCATATCCAACATTTTTAAAATCTAAACTAAGTTCATCTAATACATTATATAATTTAGATAAAGTTTCAAGGTATTCTTCATCGGTATCATCCACTAATAAATAAGTATCTATTAAATTTTGTGAATAATGAACCTTTTCAGTAATTCTATCCTTAAATTCATTTAATATAGAATCTTCTTTAAGTAGAGTGTATAAATTCATAGTTAATCAGCTCCTCTAATATAATATATAATATTTATTCAATTATATACCTAGTTTTTAAAAATGTAAACAGAATAATATCTAGTTTTTAAAATTTATATACTTTATCTCTAATTTTTCTTATTGTGATGTAAGGATTTTCATTAGTTTCTTTTGCTTCTCTAAGAACTTGTTCTATTAAACTTATCTGAGTTTTATAGAATAACATATCTTGATTAGATTCTATTAATTGTTTTTTAGTTTTGAACATTATAATCACTCCTTAAATAAATTGTTAAATATTTCTTTATATGTTTCTATAACAAATACATCATCTTCTTTAATATTATTAAATAGATTCTGCTGCTCTATATTATCATTTGTTTTTATTAAAACTTTATAATTACATCCTTTCGATGATGCAGCAACAATTAATTTTTTCTTTGCTTCATTTAATTCTTCCGTATTCTTTTGGATTTTTATAGCAATTTTTTCATTTTTTTCTTTGTTTAAAATAAAACCATCTATTCCAGAATTTCTTTGGACTGGTATAGCTCCTATAGAATTTAAAATTTCTAGCTCTTTTCCATTCTTATTTTTGTATTTTTCAATTCCACTATTTAATAATTCTGATTCAGTTTTTATTGGATTGTTAATTCTATCTTTCGTAATCTTTATTGCATCTTCTGAAAAATCTATCCCGATATATTTTCTATTCAATAGTTTTGATGCTACCAATGTTGTTCCGCTTCCACAAAAAGGATCTAATACTATATCTCCCTCATCTGTTGCAATTTGTATAATTCTTTCTAATAATAGTATAGGTTTCTGAGTTGGATATCCTACTCTTTCTTTTGCTTTAGGATTTAAAAATGGAATTTCCCATACATCAGAAAGTGGAACCCCTTTCTTTTCATTATCAGATATAATATTTCCATTTTCATCAGTTTTATAAACGCATTTACCATTTTCATCTCTTTTCCTTTGTTGTAATATTTGATCAATATTAGTTGTAGCAGAATAATCTGTATATATAGTATTAAATTTAAATCTTGCACTTTTACTATAAAAATATATATTTTGATGAGAATTTAATAATCCTTTTTTGGAATTTGACCATCTCTTATAAGACCATATAATTTCACTTTGAAAATTATTCATTCCAAAAATATTATCAAGTAAAACTCTCAAATAGTGTGAAGCTATCTTATCGCAATGTAAAAAAATACTTCCAGTATCTTTTAAAATTCGTTTCATTTCTATTAATCTAACTTTTATGTATTCTGTGTATTCATCTATATCTTTCCACGAATCTTGAAATTCCACTATTCTTTCTTCATTTCTTAAAATTCCTTTTTGTGTACGTTGTGTAAAAAATGGTGGATCTAAATATATTAAATCTATTGAATTATCTTTTATTGTATTCATATAATTTAAACAATCATCATGTATAATATCATTCATATAATCACTCCTTAAATAAATTGTTAAATATTTTTTCTAATACATTTACTACGATTGAGTTTCCTGCTTGTTTATAAAGTTGTGAGTTTGATTTATCTTTTCCTTTATAGAATGTTTTATTTAAGCTTTCTTTTGCTTTTTCAAAATCTTCATCATCAAATCCGCATCAAACGCCAACACTCTTTTGGAGTAAGTTTTCTAATTCTTAATCCGTCATTTTTTAAGTTAGGTATCTCAGATTCAAGAACAAGATTATCTTTTTGAACTGTTGTTAATGTATTAGAAACACCTCTAGTATTTACTTCAATTCGTTGTTGCGTAGGTATTCCAGCGGTGCGATCACTTGGATTGTTAGGATTTCTACCTCTACTAGCACAGATTGTAGGTAGTTCCACTTCTTTATTATTATATCTTACAGTTACTTTTTCTACTTGTTGTGTAAGTGTTGGTGCTAAACCTTTTTCATCATATACTCTATTAGATTTTTCATATACACCATCACGCTCTTCATCTAAGTAAACTTGACCTACTTGAGAATTAGAAGTTATCTCTTCTTTTTTGATAATTTTAGGTTCTGTGTTGCCTCCTTGACAAGTGTGTATAGTAGGGCTTATTCCATCCGTAGAATAAACTCTTCT